GCCCTTATGTACAAAGTATGGATGAAGACAGTAGAGAACTTAAACTGAAAAAGGAAATATTCGATGATGAGAATTACAAATTGACGGCAGAAGAATTGATTTGTGAAGATGAATATAAAACCTTACTTAATACTAGAGCTCTACAAATGTTAAACAATATGCGTCTAAAGTTAGATAGTGTGAGTAAGTACTATAAAGAGTCATTAGACGATACTTTAGATGAAAAGAAGATTAAGGACTTATTAGCTGGCATGACTTCCGTTGGTGGAGTACTTAAGAGTATTGATTCACTAGAAACAATGGTTAAAGCTGAAGAATTAGCTATAGGTAAAGTTAAAGGAGATGCTAAAGTAAATCCGTATGAGTTGGCGAAATAATACATTAAAATATAACTAAATATTAACAACACGTTATAGTGTATAAATAAAAATATTATGAATAAGAAATTTACGATTACTATAGATTTGACTAAGGATACAGAAGAAGTGTTTAGACAGATTGAAGAAGCTTCGGAATATTTGAACAAACCTGTAAAGAAGTCATTATGGCAAAGAATTAAATCTTGGTTCTAAACCATCAGAACCCTTACGTGGAGGGTAAGAATATCCACGTGATATTGCCCTATGGTGTAATGGTTAGCACAGGAGGCTCTAACCCTCTTAGTCTGCGTTCGAGTCGTAGTGGGGCTACCAATAACGGTAAGTTTGCAGTAGCTGTGGGTAGTATCCGAACTTCTGAAAGATGATAAGAATGACCCTCTACTTACCGTTAAAAAAAATACTAGTCCTTTGAAACTATAATAGCAGAAGGAAACTTGTTGGATAGGTAGTTATCGCGAACAGGTAGTCTGGGGTAAACGTTAGCCCAGGTGGGGAGTACTAAATATATGACGTATAAAAATCCTAGCCTAAGAAACTAGGTTACAGTTACTGGAAAACTCCCTATTACTAATTAAATTTTTCATGTTTCAGGAGAGGGGTTCGTTGTGAAACGCGCCCCTTTTATGTAAGAGGAAATACAGATGGTAGACTTCAATAAGAAAATAATTAATTCAAACAAATTTCGTTAGGCTGCATTAAGATTTATTAATACTGGTAGTTATTGTAATTTTCCTGAATCCACTTCGGAATATTTTAGATTCTGGGATGAGGAAAGTAGAAGATGTGTAGATGGTTATACAGCTGATGATGGAGATTTCATTAGCGGGTATAACTATTTTTATTTAAACTATTGTCCTATATCTCGTATAGTTAATCATATTACTACAGATGAGTTAGGTAATACTAAAGTAAAACGTGTGAATGAAGTAACTTTCCCTGACTTCTGGGACTATGACTATTATTATTTTAATGCAGTATAGGAAGCCCAAGAGTAGGGTAAGCATTTATGTCTACTTAAGTCTAGACGTAAAGGTTTTTCATACAAAGGTGGTTCTATGGCATGCCGTAACTTCTATCTAATACCATACTCTAAAACTTTCATATATGCATCAAATAAATAGTATTTAACAGACGATGGTATTCTTACTAAAGCTTGGGACTATATGGACTTTATAGATAAGAATACAGCGTGGGGTAAGAAGCGATCAGTTAATACTTAGATGCGTAGGCGTGCGGGATTCTATACTAAAGATGATTACGGTAACATTATAGAATTAGGTTATAAATCGGAAATTATAGGTGTTACTTTGAAAGATAATCCTGATGTGGTACGCGGTAAGAAAGCTAATCTTATTATGTTTGAAGAGGGCGGTTCTTTCTCTGAATTAGGAGCAGCATGGCAAATTGCTAGGCCTTCTGTAGAGGTAGACGGTATAGCATTTGGTACTATGATAGTATGGGGTACTGGTGGTGATGAAGGTTCTGCATTTGAAACCATGAAGGATATGTTCTATAATCCTGATGGATACAACTGTTTAGGATTTGACAACATATGGGATGAGTCTGCTACTACTAATAAATGCGGTTTCTTTGTACCTCAATATACTAACTTAGATATACGTGATGAAAATGGTAAACGTATATATATGGATGAGGACGGTAATACATACCGTAAGAAGTCTTTAGAGTATATATTAGCAGAAAGACAAGTAGTAATAACTAATGCTACTAATAATGCAGCAGTTGATAGATATGTTGCGGAAAGACCTATTACTCCAGCAGAAGCTATGCTAGAGTTTAATGGTAACATATTTCCTAAGAAGGAATTACAGGAGTAGTTATCATTACTCAGAACTAATAAAAAATTATAGAATCATAAGTAGGTAGGTGATCTAGTATGGCAACCTGACGGTAGCCTTAAATGGGTTATTAAGAAGACAGGAGATATAACACATTATCCATTAAGAACTAAAAGGGATGAAGTTACTGGAGCGTTAGTAGGAGATGATCCTACTGGTTCTATAGTAATATGGGAGCATCCTAATAAAGATGCTAGTGCTGGTTTGTATATTGCAGGTATAGACTCATATGATTATGATGAATCAAGTACTACATCATTAGGTTCTTGTTTTATATATAAGAGAGTATAGTCTATAGAATAGTATTCAGATATAATAGTAGCAGAGTACACAGGCAGACCTAAGTCAGCAGAAGATTTTTATGAAAATGTACGTAAATTACTTATATACTATAATGCTAGAGCTATGTATGAGAATCAAAATAAGGGTATATTTGTTTACTTTACTAATAAGCATTGTGACTACTTACTTGCTGATCAACCGGATATAATCAACGATATAGTAAGTAATTCTAAAGTAAATAGAAAGAAGGGTTGCCATATGAATAAATAGATTAAGCAGTGGGGATGGGGTCTAATAAAAGACTGGCTTAACGATATTAATGCCGATGGTAAGAAGAACTTATACAATATAATGTCGGAACCGCTATTAGAGGAACTTATAGCTGCAAATGATGTAGTTAACGTAGACCGTGTAATGGCGTTGACCCAAGTAATGATATATAGAGAATAGCTATATAACGTTAAAGTAAAAGAGATTAAAAAAGAGAATAAAAATAGGGTATTATTTGAAGGCCCTATATTTACTCAAGAATGGTTTCGTGACGACGAAGCTATAGATAACATCGAAGCATATATGTTTTAATTATGAATAATATTAATCAAATGCCAATATAGAAACTTCCTATGTCTAAGAAGACAAAAGACTGGCAAGAAAGTTGTATAGACTATGTTATAGGTCGTAGCATGGGAGGTTCTAGAAATGGTAATAATAGAACTCGCAGAGAGGAAATGCAAACATATTATGATCTTTATAATAGCATATACAATGAAAAAGATCTAAAATATGTTACTAATCCTTTCAAGCAGTAGGATGGTTTCCCTGCAATGGCTTAGGACTATAATATAATTAAGCCTAAAATAGATTTATTATTAGGTGAAGAAACTAAAAGACCATTTAATTTTAAAGTAGTACGTACTAGTGATATAGCAGCTAGTGAAATGTAGGACAGAGCTAAGTAGCTTTTGATAGATTATATATAGGCTACTATAATGAGCAAACTAGGTCCTGAGGAACAAGCTAGGTATCAGGAAGCTTTACAGAATGGTGAAATAATGACACCTCAATAGATACAGAAGTATATGAGTAAAGACTATAAAGATATAGCAGAGATAACTGCATACCATAGTCTTAATTACTTAAAGAATAAGTTAAATATTACTCATGAATTCTTTAAAGGTTGGAAGGATGCTTTAGTTGGTGGTGAGGAAATATATTACATAGGTATATTAAATGGGGAGCCGTGTTTAGAACGCGTTAATCCTATCTACTTTGATTATGATACTGAAACGTCTGACTTAGAATTCATTCATGACGCAGAATGGTGCTGTTATGAAATGAATATGTCTGTAACTGAACTATATGATAGATTATACGATAAGATGTCTGAGAAGTAGTTAAACTAGCTGTTGGAGATGATGGATTAGGCTTCTAAGGGTGGTATAAATCCCGAAGTAAGAAAGACATCTTTAGATTACACTCATATTAAGACTCATACTATTAACGGGTTCAGCAGTAATCCATTTGATAGTACTAATAGTGTAAAGGTATGGCACTGCTGTTGGAAATCATTCAAGAAAATAGGTTTTGTTACTATAATTGATCCTGAATTAGGAGAACCTAAGGAGTATCAAGTAGATGAGAGTTATAAAGAGACAGGGATGGAACTCAATGTAGAATGGAAATGGATTACTGAAATATGGGAAGGATATAGAGCTGGTGAAGACTTATATATAGGAATACAACCATTAGAATATCAATATACTTCATCTGATAATCCTAACTCTCAGAGATTACCTTATACTGGAGTAGTATATAATAATACAAACAGTAGACCTCGCAGTTTAGTTAGCATGATGAAACCATTACAGTATATGTATATTGTACTATGGTATAGACTTGAGCTTGCTATGGCTAGAGATAAAGGTAAAGTAGTAAATATGGATATTACTTAGATACCAAAATCTATGAATATAGATGTATCTAAATGGATGCATTACTTATCTGCTCTTGGTGTAAACTTTATTAATCCGTATGAAGAAGGATGGGACATACCTGGTAGAGAAGGAGGTAAACCTAGTCAGTTTAACTAGATTACAGCTCTTGACCTTACTATGGCTAATACTATAGATTAGTATATTAATCTTATGGATAAGATTGAAAGTATGCTATCTGAGATATCTGGAGTTAGTAAGCAAAGAGAAGGTTCTATTTCATCTAATGAATTAGTAGGTAATGTAGAACGATCTGTAGTACAATCAGCTCATATTACTGAACCTTGGTTCTGGACACACAATTAGGTAAAGAGAGAATGCTTAACTATGTTGCTTAATACCGCTAGATGGGCTTGGAAAGATGGTAGTAAAACTCATCTACAATATATATTAGATGATGCTACTAGAGCATTCTTAACGCTATCAGATGATATGCTTTATGAGGATTTTGATATCTTTATAGAAGATACTACCAAGAATCAACAGTATATAGAAACACTTAAGCAGTTAATGCAACCTGCTATGCAGAATGGTGCTAGTTTGCTTGATATAGCTGAAATCATTACTATGGATAATATTAGTATGATTAAGTCTAGATTAGAGGAAATTGAGCAAAAACGTATGGAGCAACAACAAGCTATGGAACAAGCTCAAGCAGAACGTGAACAGCAAGCTATTCAGATGCAAAATGAGATTAAGGAGGAAGAGCTTATGATTAAAGAAGCAGAGATGGATCTTGAGAAATATAAGATAGATCAAGATAATGCTACTAAGATTACTGTAGCTCAACTTAATGCTTATAGAGGTGCTGAGAATATGGATTAGAATCAAAATAACATACCTGATCCTATCGAGATAGCCAATTAGGCATTGGCTGAACGTAAGCAAGCATCTGATGAAGCTTCTAAACAATTTGAATTTAATGCTAAGATTAGAGAGCAGAAGATGAAGAAAGAGATAGAAGATAAGAAAAATCAGCTTGAAAGGGAAAGAATGGATCACGAAATGAAGTTACAAGCAGCCAAAGACAAGGCAGCAATGGAGAGAGAAAGATTAAAAGCCAAAACTGCGATTAAGAATAAAGTAACAGGAGAGAAATAATTATGAATTGGTTTAAAGAAACATGGTGGATAATTAAATAGCTATTCACTAAAGTAAAAGCAGATAAAGTAGAATATAAACACATGGATCACTATCCATTTAGTGGTTATTCTGCAATGAGCTGGTGTGGTTACTTGTTAAGTAGAAAACCTGAATCTCAGATTAAGCCTACTACTTGGAATCACGAAAATATTCATCTTTATGAAGCTAAAGATAAGAAGAGATGGATAAGTTATTATTGGTCTTATGCATGGTCATGGATTAAAGGTAATCCAATTATCTACCCTGCATCTAGTGCTTACTATACTATTCCTTATGAGATGGAAGCTTATGCTAATGACGATAACTTTGATTATCTGAAAACACGTAAGCCTGAGGATCTTGATAAGTACAAAATTAAGGACAGAAAGAAGACTTATAAGGCTAATAAGAAAAATTGGAAACAATATCTTAAAACAATTAAATAATAGGAGAGATTAATTATGGCATGTGGAGGTAAAAAGTCTGGTAGCTCTAAGAAGGGCAAAGGCGGAAAGAAATAATTGAAAAAATTATGGATAGTGAAGAAACATTGAAATATCTTTAGTAGAAATATCCTGAAGATCTGAATGAAAATTATAGATGTTATTGGTGGTGCACTAGTAATATAGACGGTAGTGCTTTAACTTATTATTTAGTACTACACGATAAGTTTTGTGAAACAGATAAAGAACCAATGATATGTCTTAGAGCACATTCATCAGATCCTGAAAGTTTAGTTAATCTATTAAAGATGTACTTAGAAACATGTAAGTACTAATATGGATAGACAAGCATTTAAATAGAGAATGCAAGACCTAAAGTCTTACCGGGAAAACAATCCCGGTAAAGGCTATTGGGATTGGAAAGTAGATGCTTTTGATGATGGCGGCGTTAATGGCAATCTTGTTGGTAGTTATTCTAATCATACAGGAACACCAACAATGTATGTGCCAGTTACTAAAGAATACGAAGCCACTCCTGATGGATTTGGTGAGATTGCAAATGTTCATACACCTGAAGTAGTCATCACTCCACAAAGTAATATCAGTTTAGAAGAAGCTGTAGACAAAGGTCGTAGAGATGCTGCTCCATATGTAGGGGCTATTGTAGCTGGTGCTGCTTTACCTGCTATGAGTAGTACTGGAGGATTAGGTGCTGCTATGGATTTATCAGGAATAATCACAGATCCATTAGATCCTACAAATTATTTAGGGTTTGGCGTAATAAAAGGACTTAAAAAGTACAAAAATAGGAACAGTAATGCTTTAGATTATCATTTGGCTAGGTTGTTTAACAACAATGAAAACAATGTTGGCACAGGTTTGGAATTGGCAAATAATCGAACCGGAAAAAAATTAACACAAAACGATGTTATAAATAGTTCCTAGTTTAAAAATTCTTTAAATCCAAAATTAATTAAAGATTATTATAATGCCGCAAGATCGATTGGAACCGATAAAGTTAATTCTGCCATATTTGCACCATTGGCTTACATAAGATCGAATTATAGGGATCCGTACTTTGCTGTGAATGGTAATATCTATAAGAACCCGTTAGCCAACTTCACAAGTAAAGGAAGAAAGTATAAAAAGAGCACAGGAAATAAAATAACAGATATAGATGAATCTATAATAGCAAGCCATGAATTAGATCATGCTGTAAATAAGCCTTCACAGGCCGGAAGATAGAGTGTTTTGGAATGGTTTAACGATAATTCGCAAGATGTATACTTTTCTAAGAATAATTCTACAGAGTTGGCAGCAAGAGGGACTTAGATAAAAGATTGGCTAAAGATGTCACGCAACAGAGATATTACAACAGATGAGTTAAGAAATGCCGCTAAAAATTACGTGAAAGATACTGGTTTGGATAATAATATGACAGAAATGTTTGATAAGATATACGATTGGGAAAAAGCTGCAAAGTGGTTTTCCTAGTATGCTTCTGCAATAGCAGCGCCTGTTATATTAAGTAATACAACAGAATCATTCGTAGATGGAGGCCAAACAGGCGATCCAGATATGGAAAAGTTTTATCAAGCTACTGGTAGAAGTCGTAGTGGTAGACCTTTAGAGGAAGGCTTAAAACCTGTATTCAGTCTTGAAGATGCTGCTAATATGACTCCTATTGGCGACGCTATATCAGCTAGAGATACTTATAATGCGGTAAAGAATAGAGATTGGTTAGGTGCTGGATTAGCTGCGGTTACTATGATACCATTTGTACCTACTACTGTTAGAAACTTTAGAAAGAAGTACAAAGGTATTACCCCTAAAAGAGAAATACCTACGGTAAATAAGAAAGCTATAGACAATGCTATAGATGAAGCAAAAAATTATAGAGATGGTAGGATTAAATTATATTAGTAGGCTATTGAAGATAGAAACGCTAGTTACGAGCGCCTTATAGAGAATGAGGATGCATTAAGAAGAGCGGTTAATTTTGATAAAAAATATGGTACAAACTATGTAAAAACTTATACAAAATAGTTATAGAATTATGCAAAAAGTAAAAATTCTCCTGATTTAATGTAGATCGGAATAAAACCAATGAGTGCTAATGGTTCTTTCGATCCTAATATACCTGACTATGTATTTATTAATTCTGATTACGTTAAGAATGGTAAACTATAGCCAGGTTTAATAAGTCATGAAAAAAGTCATTATGATAATTAGAAAGCAGGAGCATTGAGTTTGCCTATATTTGATAATAGATTCGTAGATACCAAAAAGACTAAAACTATGTATCCTAAAACGTATGATTGGATTTAGAGATACTTGCATAACTTTGAAGAAACTAAATCGCATATGAATGAATTTAGGACTAATATGATAAATAAAAATCTATTGAAACCTGATAGTAAAGTAGGATTGAAACAAATAAAGGATTTGATTTTTAATTCTGATAACGATAATATGAAAAAACTATTTAATACTTATAAAAGTAAAAGATAGTTTGTGAAAGATTTTAATTCAGTTCCAATTACTAGTAATGGGAATAATAAAACATTAGTATGATAGTAGATCCGATAACAGTTGAAATAAAATTATAGACCTATATTAGAGCTGCCAAGAAGCAGCAATAGTACGTCGAAACATTCACTCCAGTATATTGTACCGATACTATATTCAATTATTACGATGGTAGCTATACGGGGTTAGATTAGTCATGTTATTCTACTTTCGATCCTAGGACAGATCCACTATATGCTAAAAATCTCACTAGAGAGGAATTAGATGCACTAACTAATTAGAAATATTTCAATGAAGAAGAATTGAGATATTACTTTGATCTATTAGTATCTAGATACTGTCTAACTGATAAGGAATACAATATAGAAGAAAGTGAATCAGAAGAGGACATTGATGAAGCTATCGATGAACTCAAACATGAAATAAATGAACTTAAAGAAATACAATAAATCTAATTATATATAATTATGGATAATGTAACATTGAACGGTTTTGAGGTATTTGAAGAACTCATGCCAGGAGCAAGTATAAAGAATAAACCTATTGTTTCTCCTACTAATGAGGAAGAGGAAGAAACAAAAATTGATCTTGAAGGAGTAGGAGAAGAACTCAGTGAAGAAGAGTTAAATAATATTCGTAAGAATACTAAAACTGAAACTGAGGAAGAGAAAGAGGAAGAGCTTGAAGAAGAAGATAAAGAAGTAAAGTCTAAATCTAAAGCTAAACCTAAAACTACTACAAAGGAAGAAACAGAAGAACCTGAAGTTGAGGAAGAAGAACCAGAAGAGTCTACTGATGAAACTACCATAGTAACAGGTTTCTTTGATTCTTTGTCTGAAAAGTTAGGTTGGGATGATATTGAGGATGATGATAAACCTAAGACTGTTGAAGATCTTATTGATTACTTTAACGATGTAATTGAAGAAAACTCAGTACCACAATACGCTAGTGAAGAAGTTGAGCAACTTGATAAGTTTGTTAAGAATGGTGGTAATTTGAGAGATTATTTCTCAATTGACAATGAAATTGATCTTGATGATATCGATCTCGAAGATGAAAGTAATCAGAAGTTAGTATTGAAAGAATTCCTTAAAGAAAAGGGTTTTAATGCTAAATAGATTGAAAAGAAACTTACTAAATATGAGGAAGCCGGTATTCTTGAAGATGAGTCTCAAGATGCTGCTGAAGCCCTTAAGGACATAAGAGAGAATAAGAAACAACAGCTATTGAAAGACCAAGAAAATGCCGCTAAGCTCGCAGCCCAACGTCAACAGGAGTACTTTGATACCGTTGTCAACGAAATAAAGGGTATGGATAATATCCGCGGTGTTAAAATTCCAGAAAAGGATAAACAAATACTGTTGGAATATATATTCAAACCTACCTCTGATGGTATGACCAAATTTCAAAAAGATTGGTCTAAGAGCGTAAAAAATTTAATTGAGTCTGCCTACTTTACTATGAAAGGAGATACGCTTGTAAAAGCTGCTGAAGTAAAAGGTCAAAATGCAGCTATTAACAAGTTTAAGAATAGTCTTAACAGAACAGGAGTAAGTAGAAAGACTAAGAAACAGGATAACACTAGCACCGAGTCTATGTGGAATTCTTTTGCGCGAAGATTACGTGCAGATTAATATTAACTAATAAAAATTAAAATTACTAGTATTTTATGGATAATAATATTCTAAATAACTTAGTTTTATACAAAGGTAAATGGTTCAGTGATTTGATTGATACCGCTAAGATTTCTGCGGCTTCTCAATAGAATCCATATCAGGTTGCTACCGTGTTGTCTTATGTATTTGGAACTAAGGATAATGGTTACAACACTTCTTTGGATATGCTTACTGGTGGTCTTGGTAATGTAATGACTATCGACCAACCGAGCTGGGAGTGGAATGTAATGATTGATGCCGATAGAGCAGTTACAATTAGAGACGCAAAATGGAATGGCGCAGCTATTACAGATGATTCAACTGCAGGTCTTGGCAATACACCGATTATGCTGTGGTTAGAAGATAACTGGTTTGGTCCTACTGCTGTATTGGAATTTGACGATAAGGAATTCCAAGTACGTGTAGCAGGTGCTCCGTACCAAGATGGTAACTTGTGGGTATATACTTGTTTTGTAGCTGATGGTCAGCCTACTTCTTATATTCCTGCAGAACTCTTGAAACCGGGTTGCCAAGTATCTCGTCTGGCTTCTGCTGTTGAAGAGTACAGTGAAGAGGGTGATATCCTGAACTATAATACTCACTTCAAGATGCGTAATTATCTTACTACAATTCGTATCAACTATGATATTACTGGTTCAGCTTATTCTACAGTAATGGCTATTGCTTTGCAAGATCCTAAGACTGGTAAGAAGTCTTATTTGTGGGCTGATTATCAGGAATGGGTAGCTCTGCGTGAATGGTATAAGAGATGTGAACGTTTCTTGGTTTACATGAAATCTAATGTAAACAAAGATGGTTCTTGTAATCTGAAAGGTACTAACGGCCGTCCGGTATTTATCGGTGCTGGTCTGTTGGAACAGATTGCTCCGTCTAACAGACGTTACTATACTCATCTTACTGCAGAATTGTTGGAAGACTTCCTGTTTGACCTGTCTTACAACGTACTTGGTACTAACGAACGTAAGTTTGTTGCATTGACTGGTGAAATGGGTATCCGTGAATTCGATAGAATTTTGAAGGAAAAGGTAGTTAACATGAACCTGATTGATACTGTATTTGTAACTGGTTCTGGTGACAGCCTTACTTTTGGTGGTCAATTTAAGACTTATAAGATGACTAATGGTATCGAGTTGACTCTGAAGTATTTCCCGCTGTATGACGATATTACTTACAATCGTAAGTTGCATCCGGTTACTTTGAAACCGCTGGAATCATACCGTATGACGTTCCTGGATCTGGGTAGACGTGATGGTGAAGCTAATATCGTTAAGGTAGTTCGTAAGGATCGTGAATTCGTAACTTGGACTACCGGTGGTGCAGTTCTTCCTTCTGGTTATGGCAAGTCTATTAATACTCTGAGGTCTAATGGTAAGGACGGTTATACTGTATTCTTCCTTGGTGAAATGGGTATTATGCTTAGAGATCCCAGAGCATGCGGAGAGTTGATCATGGATTGTGAAGCCTAATTTCCATCCTAGTTATCTTACAATAAAAAAGGGGCCTTAGGGCCCCTACTAACTTGATAATCTAATATTTTATATTATGGAAGTAATCGTTAGAATAATTAAAACTAATCCCTGGACTGGGATTACTAAATGGCCAACGTGTTTTGACTATTTAAGTTCTTACTGGACTAGGTCTGGTAATTTATATACTGGTTTATCTGTAGAAGATGCAACTAGATTAGAAAAAGAAATTGGTTATCCTGAGGGATAGTTATCTCCAAATAGTACATTTTGGGATACCTTTGCTGTTAAAATTGGCAAAAAGGATTTAATACTAGATACTAATAGACCTGAGGATGAATTAAAATATTTATTCCTTAAAAATCATAAGAGAGTGGCTAATGGTTTAAATAGTATCAAACCTGGTACTGATTATGTTATGATTAATAAGGATAGTGAAGCAGAAGAACAGAATAAGTTCAATAAAGTTAAGCGTGAAGCATATAGAGAAATGGATAAGATGTCTACTGAAGAAATGCGTAAGTGTTTACGTCTTTATGGTATGAAATCAGACTCTATGTCTAATGAAGTTGCTGAAGCTAAATTGTCAGAATTTATTGAAGCTGATCCTTCTAAGTTCTTGATGAAATGGGTAAATAACCCTAATAAAGAAATTAACTTCGTAATTGAAGAAGCTATTGCTAAAAACATTATTAGAAAGAATCGTGCTCAATATTACTTTGGTACTGATTTAATTGGTAATGGTCTTGAAGATGTAATTGCTTATCTTAAGGATAAGAAGAATCAAGATATTAAATTAGCAATACTCAATGAAATTAAATCTAAGTAATGACTAATAAAGATTCTCATATAATTTTCAAGGTAGTTCTGGATAAGAATGCAGAAGGTATTGCTTATGGTGGATGCCCAGCATTCTTAGATGAAGAAGTAGACTTATTTCTTAATCAAGCATAGTTAGAAATCTTAAGTAATAAGATTACTGGTAACAATGCATTAAGAGTAGGTTTAGAAGGTTCTGTATCTAACTTATCTGAGATAGAGAAGTTAATAGCTACAGATGTTAATCTTCATGCTGTACATACAGACTATAATGAGTATGCATTAGAAGATATTCATGATGAAGATAATAGAATGACTATACTTAGTGTATTACTTAAGTATGGACAATTCTAGACTAACTGTGTACTTACTAGCCATGAGTTAGTAAAGCCTTTTAAGCAGACTTATAATAATATACCTTGGGTAGAGAATCCAGTAGCTACTTTAGAAAACGATAAACTCTTAGTATATGTAGATCCTGTTTTAATGCAGGATCCTATGTATGCTCCAAGAGTAGAAGATAATACAGAATTCTACAGAGTAGATCTTACTTATGTTAAGAAACCAACTAAGTTTGATTATACTAAACCTGAACAAGAATTAGACTTCCCTGAAGATGTTATGTACGAGATTATTAATAGAGCAGTAGTAATTGCTTTAGAGAATATAGAATCTCAAAGACAATCTTCTAAGTTTTAGTTAAACCAAGTATCTGAATAATTATGTGTGAGAGAGATTTTCAAATAAATATAGAGAGGTAGCTTAACAATATCATACCTAATTATAATGAAACTATCAAGTTTCCTTCAGATACTTTGTTTCATTTTATAAATAAAGCTAAAGACGAATATGTTAAATAGAACTTTAGAGTATTCTAGAGAAACCAAGAGATTACTGATAACATACGTACTTTAGTGAATACTAAGAGCTATACTACTTATAGCTTTAGTAAATTAGGTAATAAATGGGAAGCCAATTATCCTGAAGATTATATGTTTGCACTTGGTGAAAATGTATATATAAGTATAAAGGATAATAAATGCAATAACTTAATTACCCGTGAATCTGATGTAATAGAGGCTACAATAGAGACAGTAAGCTCTAGACTAAGTAATAGCCTATCAGATCATAAATTGCGTTATAATCAAGCAAAACCTATTAGAGTATATACTGACAATAAAATTGTATTATATACTGATGGTAAATATGATATAAGTTCTTATGAGCTTACTTACTTAAGAAAAGCCAAGGATTTAGGTACTCTCTAGGATTTAACTAAAGAGTATACAGATTTACCAGAAAATACACATTAGGATATAGTCGATCTAGCAGTTCAAATGATAGTACAAACTATACCTAATACTAGTTCTAAGAAATCTTAGGGCGAATAATTAAAGGCGCTTACCAACGTGGAAATCTGAAATAATGAAAGTAGAAAGTAAGCGAATAGACTAAGCGCTAATGTCTAATTTTAAAATAATATATAAAGATGATAACTTCAGTACACTCAGTTCTGATTGGAAAACAAGCTCCTGCTTCTTATACTACAGTAGATGCATTAGCTGTTGGTGATGTTGCTTTGTTCGATGAGAATAAGGCTCTTATTAAGACTGCTGCTGATGCAGTAAATGCTAACTCTCTGTATGTAGGTGTAGCAGGTGAAAAGATGAATGTTACTATGCCTGATGGTACGGTAGCACAGAAAGCTAATATTGATTTCTCTAATGAAATCCAGAAAGCTTCTAAACCATCTGCAGTAATTGGCGAATATGTAGCTCCTGTTGAAGAAAAGTTTGTAATCACTTTAACTAACGCTACTATTATTGCTGGTAATCGTTACGTTTTGCGTATCGTTTATAAGGATATGTATGAAGCTGCTTGGCAGTTTACTCATACTTATGAAGTATATGCTGAAACTACTACAGCTAAAGATTTAGTAGACGCTTTCTTGAAGAAGATTAACGCTCACAAGAATCGTAGAGTACAGGCTTCTGCTTCTGCTGCTGTTCTTACTTTAACTGCCATGCCGAAGGATGATAACGAAGGTGTTTATTCTCTGAATGAATATAGCGTTGTATCTATGGAAGCTTCTCTGTATGAAACTATTCCTGGTGCATTGCTTGCTAATCAACCTAAGGCAGTTGTAGGTGCTACGATTGTTAAGACTGCTGGTAATCCGGGTAAGGGTTATTGGAAGCAAGTACGTGATGCAGAAGTACGTAACATGGGTTATAAAGGTCACGTATTTACTGGTGCATATCCTATTGTTGAACAGGTTCGTAAAGTAGTAGAAGATGCAGAATATGATTATGCTATCATCGAAAACGATAACCTGTACTTGAGCAATGATAATCAGTACATCAAGACTACTCCGTTGACTACGGAAGTTTATTGTCCTAATTTAGTTGATTCTATTGTAGATAAAGGTATTCAGTCATTTATTGCTGGTAAGACAATTGCCTAATCCGCGTTAGAGAGATTGAATTTGGGATAAGATTCCTTTTACAAACTACAGAAGTGGAGTTGTGGAATATTCCACTCTCCACTTTTTTTATTGTTGATATATGGACAAATTAACAAATATACAAATAGATGGTGATAAACTGACCTTTAAGATGGAGACTGAAGTAGATCTTAGTAACTATAGTAAGGAAGTTTATATAGATGAAGTATGGAATTTAAAGAACATACTTGAAGACAGTCCTATACATAACATTAGCTTTTCTGAGAATATTGCAGTAGATTCCGAAAATAATGTAACTGTAACTAATGACGATATTCTAGAATTAGATTGGAATATGAAATACGTTACTTTGAGATGTTTTACGGAATAGGAAGAAATACATTTTCATGGCATATACTACAATCCTTCAATTGTATATATGGCAGAGATTAGGAAATTACATACTCACTGCTCAACTTGTTTAGATGATTAGACTATGCAGAATATAATGCTAGTAGTCTTTAAGAGATAGTTGCTTGAGTATGCTTTAGCATCCGATTACTATCGTGATGCTTTACAATTATATGTAGATATCTGTAGATTACTTGAGATATCTATCAAACCAAAATGTGCAGCTAGTACTTGCTGTAACAACGCTATTCTTACTCAGAAAGGTGATTGTTTCAATACAGAAAACGATAAGTGTCTTCATTTAGAGAAAGAGCGTAACTCTGCTACTTTATTTAGTGGTATTTGTTACTCTTGTTCTAACAATACTTGCAGTACAGGAAATTGCAGTAATGGTTATTGTAAATTATAAAATAAATAGATATGATACAAAAATGTGATGGTGTAAAGATATTGGACTTAGAAGAGAAGCTTGAAGCTACAGGTAGTGAATACATTGTTACTGCAGAAAAAGGCAATAACTATAAATTACCGCTTGAATCTGTAGCTGATATAGTTATAGGTAATTCTAAGTTTAAAGCTGCAATTAAGGATGTATATGAATCAAGTACACCTACTGCATCTGTATCTTTAGATAAAGATCAATTTCTATTCTCATTTGGTATACCAGCAGGTAGAACAGGAGATGCAGGTAAGGACGGTAAAGATGGTAAAGACGGTAAAGACGGTAAGGATGGTATTGATGGTGTACCAGGTATAGACGGAGATACTACTAGAGTAGTAATAGCATACAAATCTACTAAAACTATACAAAGACCCGATACTCCTGTAGGAGGTAGCTGGGATTACGATACTAATACTATTACATATCCTGAAGGATGGTCTGGTAGTGATAGTAATCCTAATGGCTATGTATGGATGTCTACCGCTACATTCTCTAGTAAAGGTACAATAGTAGTGCCTTGGAGTACTCCTGTAAGACTTACAGGTGCAGATGGTCATGATGGTTCAGATGGTAGTAATATTGAGTTTGTATACAAACTCACTGTAACTAGTTTAGTTACACCTACTAAACCTACAGGTAATAGTCAGACTGAAGCTATTAGACAAGGTTGGACTGATCATCCTACAGGTATTAGTGAATAGTATCAATGTGAATGGGTTTGTTCACATAACTTGCAAACTGATGGCAGTTGGAGTGAATGGAGTGACCCTACTATTTGGTCCAAATGGGGAGTGAATGGTAAAGATGGTGATGGAGTAGAATATATTTATCAACGTACTAAATTGCCTGCTTCTCCTAAAGAGATTACAGATAATAATCCAGATCAAGATGAGTACATACCTCAATCAGCTCCTGGTGAACAACCTTGGACAGACGATCCTAAGGGAGTAAGTGAAGAGTTTAAATACGAATGGGTTAGTAAGAGAAAGTATAAAGGCGATACTCACAAATGGGGTAACTTTAGTTCTCCATCATTATGGGCTAAATGGGGAGATGATGGTCAAGATGGTCAACACCTTAGAGTAATGTATACTAAGACATCTGGTAGTGATGTTAAGCCTAGAGATCCAGATAGATTGAATATTAACCCTGGTAGTATTTGGGGTGTAGGTATGCCCTCTGTGACTGGTAAAGAAGCCATATGGGGTATTCAAGCTTTAGTTACTTTTGATAATAAGTTAGTAATTGATGAATCTCTGCCTGAAGACGAAAGAGGTTGGCAAGGGCCTTATTTAATTACAGGTGTACCTGGTCTTGATGGTAATAACTTTAATTATCAAGTAGAAGCATTCAAATAGAGTTCTACTCAACCTGAAAAGCCTACTAGCAATGACCCATATAATCCTGGTGATGGTTGGGTACTTACTCCTGATATGTCTACTGGTATATGGTGGAAGTGTATAGCTACAGTTCAAGGTGAAACAGGTACAGTAATAGAATGGGGTGCTGTAATTAGAGTATCAGGTCAAGGAGTTGTTATTAAAGGTACTTTAGATTCTACAGACGATCTTCCGACGGAAGGTAACCAGATAGGAGATGGTTGGGTTATCGATGGTTTCTTGTGGGTATGGAATGGTAGTGAATGGGTAAATGTAGGTAAGGTTCAAGGCACGGATGGTAACTACTATGAATACAGATTTGCTAGAAACAATAGTTGGGAAATCGCTCCTCAGTTAAATGCAGCTGAACGTTATCCGGCAGGTTGGAGTTCTACTGCACCAGCGTTAAGTAGTGGTAAAGTATTATGGGCTACATTTGCTCTTATTAATGGTGGAGACAATACACTAATAGAACAATGGTGTGATCCATACTATATGACTGGTATGACTGGTGATAATGGTGGTTCAGGTATTCCTGGGGTAGGTTATGAAGTTAGATACTGTAAAGGTACTGAAACTACTTATACTGGTGAGGCTTGGAGTGATTCTATGAAATGGAAGAGAAATCCTACAGGTTGGTCTATGGATGTTCCTGAGCTTACTAATGGAGATGAGTATAATTATATATGGTTTATTCAGTGTAGAGTTATTAATGATAATATGGAAACTGCATGGTCTAAACCTAATCCTATGGGTGGTATAATTACTCCAGATCCAGTAGGTTCACAACCTATAGCATATCCTGCTGGTATATATAGTACTAGCACTCCTTATATTAATGATGGGGAGAAAGCTCCTTATGTATATGATACTAGTGATGGTAACTACTATTTCTTAAAATCAGTAATGACGTGGCTTGGTACTCAGTAGAATAATGAATCTCCTGCTACAGATACATCTGGTGCATGGACTGTATTAGAGAATTATGAGGCAATCTATACTGATTTACTTATTGCACCTAATTCATTAGTAGGTGGAGCTGTATTTAATAACAACTTGATGTTCTCACAAAGAGGTAAGAATGCTAGTGGTGGTGATAGTTCTGAGTATCATTTGATTAATACTTCAGATCCTATGAATACCTCTAACTCATTTAGACCTAACTTCTTACTAGACTTTGAAAATGGTGAAGCTTACTTTGGAGCTGGAGGTATACATTTAGCAGCTGATAGTTCTAATACTTCTATACAATTAGAATCTGGTAATGTATCTGGGGGTAATGGCAGTATTGCTACTATAGATATAGATGGGGCTACATTCCAAAAGGTAGTATCATCTAGTAATCCTACAGCAAATAAGAGAGCTGAACTTAGTATAGATGGACTGAGTATTAACATGGGTATACCTAAATTCTATGTTAATAATGAAGGAATGTCTTACCAACATTACGCAGGATCTTCTACAGTGACAGATTTTAAGTTGGATACTACAGGGGCTATTACTATTGGACAAACTAATTCTAATCATGCTATAATTGATAGTGGTAGTTTTTCATTAAAGAATAGCAGTCTTAATAATATAGTTATTACTTATGATAATACTACTTCTTCTATCACACTTAACAATCCTACTGGTATTGATTCATCTAGAGTAGTTATAAAAGCATTAGACGATGATGCAGAAGATTCCATTTCTGTAAGAGCTTATGACTCTCAAGGAAATTATAGTAGTATTACTCCTACTGGAATAAGTTCTTCTAATGGAATTGATAAATGGATAATTATAAATAATGGTTATATCGCAGTACATACTCCAGAAGGGTCATATATTGGATGGACTGGAACTAAAAATGGTTTAAGATTCCAATGTGGTATTTGTGTAGGAACAGCTTAATTAAATTACTATGGATAAAGCAAAAGAATATATAAACAGTAAAACAAACTCTATACTGAAAACAAGTGTTATCAGGAATAATAGGGATGTAGTTGCAACCATAGTATACAATGAATTAACAGATTTATTGGAGTTTAGTAATACATCTGATATTACTACTCCAATAGATTCTGAAATACTCAAGAGATACTTACATTAGGTTAAACCATAGCTATATAGTGATATACCTATGAAGCTTAAACCTTATTGTATTAAGTGTGGTTGCGGTAATGGCTACTTCAGAGGCTTATATGACCCATATGTATTAGCATTATTGACAGAGGATGCAGATCCTTGGTTGTGGGAAGATAATGGCGTAGTACTATTGGAAAGGTAGAAAGAAAATAATTTGATTGAAAATGATAGCAAGAATTAAAGGTTTAAAGATTAGTCAGGCTTCAGAACGTGTAGCTGTCACAGGATAGGAAATGATTCCATTCCAAGATGGTGAAAGAAATGGTAAGATCCGAATGATAGAGTTTAAAGATATGACTATGTATATCTTTGATCCTACTATCGTTGATGGTAAAGTAAGTCAAGAAGATTATGACGCATTAAAGCAAGCTATAGAGGAAGGTAAGCTTATCTATACTATTAATTCTAGTAGAAATGGATTAGACTTAGCAACCGAAGTAGCTATAATTGGTGGTACTATATACATTGAATCTCCTGACTTTATTAAAGAAGAAGGTACAGATAATATATCTCAAGTAGTATTTGATACTATTACTGTAGATGGTTCATTAAACTATAGTAAAGAACAATATACTACTACAGTAATTAAGACTACTGGAGATGGTACTAAAGTACTTACAGATAATGGTCAGTATGTATATATAGGTAATTTAGCATTAACTAATATTAAGTTTAAAGATGGTACTAATACATCTACTTATGACTTAGTAACTAATGGCATCACTTTCAGATAGAATGCTACTCCTTGTGTATCATGGAATACCGTTAAAAGTGGTAACAATATCTATATGGATATACGTATAGCTAATGCTACTGCTTCTATGGACGGTCTTATGAGTAAGGAAGACTATGTAGAACTTAATACTACTATTCCTGGATAGATTGAAGATCTAAAGGAAGCTGACTCTAATCTAAGTAATAGAATAGATAATCTTGATGATAAGATCGATAAAGAGATTGCAGATAGAGAAGCAGAGATAGACCGTATAGAGAATAAGTTTGATGGAGTTACTGACAAGTTAGAGGAGGCTCTACAGAAAGAGATTGAAGATAGAAAAGCAGGCGACACTACTATTACTAATAGTTTAAATGCTTTTATTAGTACTAAAGGTCAACCTGGTGGTTTAGCTGAATTAGACTCAACTGGTAAAGTTCCTGCAGCTCAATTACCATCTTATGTAGATGATGTATTAGAGTTCTCTACTAAAGATCAATTCCCTCAGATTGGTGAAACTGGTAAGATATATGTATCTAAGGATACTAACTTAACATATAGATGGACTGGTACTCAATACTTAGAGATTAGTTAGAGTTTAGCATTAGGTGAAACTTCTAGTACTGCATATCCTGGAGATAAAGGTAAAGCTAATAGAGATGCTTTAAATAGTATGCCTACTAAGCTTACTTCATATCTTACTCCTACTACTAGTACTGGTGAATTAGTTAAGATTAACTATAAGTATGCAGCTAAAGATGGTTTAAATTATGGTCCATTACAGGATGATAATATAGATATACCATCAGCTACAACTACTAATGCAGGTGCTATGTCTGCAATAGATAAAGGCAGATTAGATGACTTATATAATGAATTTGGTAGTATACAGAATCCTGGTGATAAGCTTGATTCACTACCTAATAACCTAGTTACTGGTGTAGATGCAACGTCTAGAAATGCAACTAGTGTAACTATTAATTATAAGCAATCTGATTTATCTGCAGCTAGTAATTCATACGCTAATCCTATTACTAAGTCATAGACTATACCTGCTGCTACACAATCTGCAGCTGGTGTAATGACTGCTAGTGATAAGTAGAACTTAGACGTTAATATACCTAATAGAATTACTAATCTAGATAATAGAGTAACTACTGAAGTAAACAGACTAGAAGAGCTTATTGAAAATAGTTCATCTGAGATTACTAATGATTTGAATGTAGAGATTCAAGCTAGAAAGGATGGTGATGCTCAGTTACAGACTAATATCAATAATCTGTAGTCTACTATGAATACAGAGTTAGCTAAGAAGGTTGGTAAAGTAACTGTAGCTGGTTCTGGTAATGCTGTTACTACTGCATCTATTAGTGGCGATACTCTTACTCTAACTAAAGGAGCTACATATAATAACTATGTACATCCTGCTGGTTCTGCACCTAGTAAAGCATCTGGATTCTATAAGTTCTCTACTGACTCTACTAGTCATATATCTGGTGTTACAGCTGTAACTAAAGCTGATATAACTGCATTAGGTATACCTGCATAGAATACTAATACTACTTATACATTTGCTAATGGTTCTGCTGGTAATTTCACAGTAACTCCATCTGGAGGTAGTGCATAGACTGTAAGCGTTGGTAAGCCAGCTAATGCTGGCAATGCTGACACAGTTGGTGGTATTAGTCCATCTGCTTTTGTAAAAAAAGCTGGGGATACTATGACGGGAGTATTATCAATAAATCAAACTTCATCTGGCTAGCCTTTAACTTTGCGCGGTACTAATACTGTGGGTTTTATCTAGTTTGTTAATAACGAAGTAGAAACTGCAGAAGTAGGATATGCTAACTCATTAGGTGCATATCTGTATAATGATAAACTATCAACTCATCCGTGTATATCATTAGGTAGAGTAGATAGTTTAGATGAAGGAGCAACTTTCTATTATGGAGGTACTCATTATAAATTACTTCATAAAGGTAATTATGCTAATGAGTTAGATTCACGTTATTCGCCAAAAATAGTATATAACTACGATAAAGGATGTTTAGTAAAATTAAATATAGCATCCAATTCTAATACTATGACTACAGTAAGAATTTTTGGTAATTCTTATAATAGTACACCTCCGTTTGATACAGTAATATAGTTTTATAACCATAATAATGAAAATTCAATTTTACAATATACTGGGGTTAACAATGGTGCTAGTTTTGGGGATATAAAAGTATTTATACATCAAGGATACGTTCATCTATGGTTTAAATAGACGCGTACATATCAAACCTTTATGGTTTATGCGAATGTTATGAACAGCACAGATTTAGTTAACGTAGTTGAATCCATAAGTAATGCAGCTATGCCTACTTCTGGAGTGGCTAGAATGGTAACTATAACTCCTAAATAGGCTATATATGCTGGAGATGATATTATTAGAGCAGCTGGAGGTATAAATATAGAGCACACAAATGAAATAAATTCATATACTAACCATCTATATTTAAACAATAGGTATTCTTCTACTGGTGCTAGTACTAAGAATATACTTATGTGTGCTAACGGTGGATCTGTAATTATTGGGGTTAATCAAGGAAACATTGCTGGAGATAATAAACTTTATATAGACGGTAATGTAGCATCTTCTGGTAAAGTATCTGCAGCAGGTGGTTTCTTCAAAGAATCTGATGCTAGATTAAAATCAGATATTAAACCTTTAGATTATACTTTAGACTAGATATGCTCTATACCTACTGTATCATTTATAATGAATGATCAGAAGCAAATAGGTACTGTAGCATAGGATTTAGAGGAATTAGGTTTTGAAGATATAGTAACTGAAAGTGATACTCTTAAATCTGAAATAAAGAATCCTGAACAGTTTGAATCATTCACTAAAGATGGTGAAGAGTATGTTAAGGTTAAGAAGGTAGAGTATGAGATGTTAGGTGTATTAGCTATTGAAGGAGTTAAGATGCTTAAGGATGAGATTGAAAAGCTTAAAGCTGAAATAGAAACTTTAAAGAATAAGCAACATGAGTAATGAAATAGCAACATATTCTATGATATTAAGTAAGCTTAGTCTAGGTAAGAGTGAGACAGAATGTCCTACTAAGACCTAGATTTTAGCTATTAATTCATTGATAGTCATTGAGAATGCTTCTACTTATGGAGCTAATGAATGTGTAAAGATAGATGATATACGTAAGAAAGCAGAGACTTGGAATTACTACTTAACAGTATCACCTACTAGTATGTCATTTGGAGCTGTCGGTGGCAGTAAGTCTTTCACTGTTAGTTCTTATAAGAGAAAGGTATTAGATGGAGTAGAATAGAGTGGTGATACTAGTGTGTCATTGAAATCTACAGTTATATCTGGTAGTGGGTTCTCTTTAAGTGGAACTACAGTAAGTGCTTCTGCTAATGAAAGCACTTTAAATAGAACAGGTACAGTTACTATAACTTAGAATGAGTCTAATAAGACAGCTACTATTAGTCTATCACAGAGCGGAGATACTATTAGCTCATATGGTGAATGGACTATATCTGTATCAGCTAGTCCCACTAGTGTATCTAGCAGTGGCGGTACTTCTACTATTACAGCTAGTGCTAAGAGAACTGTATATTGGGCTAGTGGAAATGTTACTGAAGAAACAGGTAATCCTACATTATCTACTAACTTAGGTAGTCTTAGTAGTAACACTTCACCTATTATTTTAACATTAGGAGAGAATACATCTACATCTAGTAGAACTGCAACTATTAAAGCAACTCACGGTGGTAAATCAGCTACTTGTACAGTTACTCAAGCTGCTTATTCTGCAACAGTAGAATGGAGATATAAATTCGGATTTAATGGAGGAGCTAGAGATAATATATCAATCGCAATTAGAACTATGAAAGAGTATGATGGTTGTTTAGTTACTCTTGCTAGCTATAAATCTAAATATGTGGACGGAGTAGAAGACGTTAGTTCTAGACAATACGTAGATTTTAGTATAGGAGATTACGCTTCTTGGGCAACTGTAACTAAAGTATCTAGTTCCATTGCTAATTATGGTGAATTTAAATTTACACTGTCATCCAATTTTAATAATAAAAGTAATAGATAGACATTTGTGACTGTGACACAAAATGAAAGTAACAAATCTATTATCTGTGATATTATGCAAGTAGGTAGTGACGCATTTGTTGCAACGTACTATTCGCGTGTTAGAGGAAGTGATACTTATCCTGATGAAATTAGCTTTGGACTTGTAACCACTCCAACAACAAAATAGTATGAGTGGGATAGTACGTTTGAAGTACATACTGTAGATTCGGACTATGATGCATATACCTATAATTTCGGAGATATTATTGAGGTAAAAAAAGTAACTGCTAACGCATCAATGACTACAACTTGGTTTGGTTATGAATATATACGGGATGGTGGAAGTCACTAGTATGATTTATTGAAAGTTAATGCTCCTGAGTCTGATGGTATAAATCATAGTGATGAATTATACATTTTACAACTTGTTACTTCAACCCCATCAACTAGCTATAATTATAGAGAGATTACAAATACACCTATCTTAGCTAAGATATTAGTGAGACAGAAAGGTAATACAATATCGTGAATCCGTATTTAGCACATATGACAGATAGAGAATTGTTGGAGCAGATATATCTTCTGCTCCTTCAAATCAACGTAAAGGTAAGTGAGATAGATAACGATACTAAACAATTTGGTATGAACGTAGCAGCCAATCTGGTTGGTGATGCTCTAATTGCAAATAACAATGATGCCTAGAGAAGAAATAATTAAACAGCTTAAACCTTACTTTGATGTAAAGGAATTAGTATGTAATCACATATATAGTAGATTTGGAGAATAGTCGTGGATGTTCTTAAGTACTCAGTTACTACATGTATTACTATGTATACGTACAGATATACTACGTATGCCAATGCATATTAACATTGGTAATATGCATCAAAGAGGTATGCGTTGTAATATGTGTCCTTTAGTAAAAGGTAAGAAGAGTGTATATGTATCTGCACATGTAACCGGTAATGCCATTGACTTTACTTGTGATGATAAGACTGCAGAAGAAATAAGAGAGATAATAAAGTCTAAACCTTTGTTATTACCATGTAAAGTACGTTTAGAGGAGGGAGTATCATGGTGCCACATAGATTGCTATGATGATGGCACAGAAGATAAAATAACAACATTTAAAGCATAATATATGTTACAGAGAGAGATAGTTAGATTTAGAGCATCAGATACGTAGCCTAATCCTCTAGAAGTAGATTATTGGATTGATATTACTTCTAACTACTATGGTGGTTGTATTAGATATTATCGTAATGATACTAATACATGGGAGATGCTTGATCTGAATGATAAACAAGTAGATGCTATCATTGATTATATTAATAATGCTCTTGATTAGATAGAACAGTTTATTAATGATTCTATAACTGAAATCAGAAATGAATTAGCTGAATTTAAAGATGAACTGAAAGAGGAAGTTAATAAACTGTGGTAGTATATTAATCAGAAAGTAGAAGAATTAACTACTTAGATTAGTGATATTAGAAATGAAATTAATGGTATCAAGTAGGATATTACTAATATCAATTCTAGTATTGAAGAGCTGCGTTAGGATATAACTGAAATAATAGGAGGAGACTTAAGTTCTATTCAACAAAAGATTACTGAATTAACTCAGAATATTCAAGAGTTAGATAGTAAGATTGATCAATAGATTAGTGATTTAAGAAGCTATGTAAATAGTGAGATTATTAAAGCTAAGAATGAGCTTAAGACTTATGTAGATGGTAAAGTTACTGATCTTACTGAGTTAATTAATCAAGAGATTACTAATAGAACTAATGCAGATAATAATTTGCAATCCCAAATTAATGAGCTTAAACAATTGATTACTAATGCACAGAATGCTATTGATACTCATGCAGCTAGAAGAGATAATCCTCATGTAGTTACTAGAGCTCAATTATCATTAGCTACTACTGATAGTGTAGTATTTAATAAAGTAAGTGCTCCTAGTGGGTTCTTTAAAGAGTAATAGTTATGAATAAATGTGACGGTATAAAGATATTGGAGCTGGATCCTAAGCGCATACTAGAAGGAAACGAATACATGGTAATAGCAGAGAAGGATTAGAACTTTAAAGCTCCTATTAACTAGATTGTTGATTTAGTAGTTAGTGATGATAGACTTAAGAACTACATAGATACTACTATAGAATCTTCAATAGGTGATTTCAAAAATGAAGTTAATCAAAGTATATCTGAACTCACTAGTAAGATAAATAACCTGGATAGTAAGATAACTACTGTTAACAACAGAATTACTAATCTGGAGTCTAGTATAGATGATATTGAACAGAGTATAACTAGTATCAATAATAAGATTACTAATATTGAAAATAATCTTGGTAATGTTGGTGAATTACTTGATGAAGAGTATATTACTCAGCTAATAAATAAACTTATTAGTGAGAATAAGATATCTGTATTAGATCCAGTACAACAGGCAATGAACAAAGGTACTGGCGTTGTTTTAGCGTTACCTAGTGCTAATAATGGTAAGATATCATTACCTATATGGACTGGTACTGAAGCTGAATATAATTAGCTTACTAAAGTAGCAGGTATGACTTATAATATTATTGATGAGGAGAGTGAGTAATGTTAGAGTTAGGTATAGCAGGGGGACGAGCAGTTCCCCTACAAAAGAGAACTGTAGGCAATACTAATATATCTGATGTATTTGATGGAGTAAATCATATATGGCCTACTAGAGATGATGTAGCTTACTTCTATGATTTCAATAGTATATAGTTGAGATTCATATGGACTAATTCTAACGGTAGAGATTTTGATACCGGTACTAACATCACTAACGCTCCTAGTATCCCTAGTGAAATAGTAGGATGGAATTGGGGTTCGTCTGAAAATAGAACTCAACCGTTTTTATACTGGGGAGGCGATAACACTCAATCTGGAGCAGAGTGTGTAATGGTAGACATTAAATCCATACAAGATGTATATACTAATGATCCTAGTTTAACTATGCCGGAATAGTTAATTGTATAGCTTAGAGGAAACTGGTTTGGAAATAAAAATGACGGTATTGTGACTGTTGAATGTACTGCTTATAAAGGAGGAGTTATAGTAAAAGCATATCAAATGAAGGGTAGTGATATGGGAGTAACAGATCAATCATTTGTATTCGCTGATAAAGATGGTTGGGTGTCTGAAGAAGGTATGCCTAATAAAATATGGGTTGGAGAAGCTGTTAAATACGTTGATAGATGGTATAAAATTAATCCTGTAGATGATAGCGTAGAAGGTATGCCCAATTTAACGATATAGAGAGACTTTACACATAAAGGTACTTTAAGTACTTCCGTTAATGGTTATGTTACATTTAATGGTAAATAGTATAAGACATGGAATGATTAGACTAATGTAGACGGAGATATAATAATAGGATCTGTTAGATGTCTGAATACTGATACTATGACTGAGGAAGGATAGATTAAAGTAATCGCTATGAATGAGAATGGCACTATATACAACGATAGTATAAGTACTGCATTCAGATATGGATATGTAGCGGGTAATAGTGAAAAGAGAGGTCAGCAGTTTATTAGTAGTTATGTAAGCAGTAGAGACGGTTAGGCAGCAGATGAGGAATTTGCTGTAGTTAATTACTTTGATAAGACTGAAGCTGGTCAAGTTGTAGCATTAAATCCAATAACATAATGAAAACAATATTGTATATTTCAATGATGAATATACGAGATAGAAAGAATACGATACTCCAGAACAGGAGATTATTTAATTATTAAATATTTGCAAATATGGTTAAACAAGAAAATCCTAATTTCATAGCATCTAAGTATGCTCCAAATCCTAAAGAGGTTTCTTACTGGATTGACTTAGCAACAGACAGTACTGGTAATGTTATTAAGTCATATAGTCCTGATCTTAAGAAATGGATACCACTAAATAGAGATGCTAATGTAGACCAATGGACTCATATTAAAGAGATCGTTCAATCTGTTGGTTTAAACTATGATAAGAATAGTGACATTATATCTTTACCTGATAATAGTAGCAATAACTACTTTAAAGGTACTAGTATAGTAGATGCTATTAATAAAGGTGATGCTGCTGTAAAAGCTCAAGTAGATAGACTGGATACTAAGATTGATGATGTGAATGAAGACTTATAGGACTTCAAAGCATTAAAAGGTCAACCTAATGGTCTTGCTGAACTTGATGGTAATGGTAAAGTACCTGCTAGTCAATTGCCTTCATATGTTGATGATGTGGTGGATGCATATGCTACTTATACTGTATCTCCTACTGGAGTACTTCAGAATATACAGTTGTATGCAGACGCTGAACACGAAACTCCTATTGTAGGTGAGAGAGATAAAATCTATGTTAATGTAACTCCTGGTGAAGTAAGTTATCAGTTTAGATGGTCTGGTTCACAATGGGTACACATCGACTCTAACGCTATTATCATTGGTGATATCACTGGCACTGCTTATGATGGTGGTAAGGGTAAAGCTATGGAGAATGTAGTTAACTCTATGCCTGATAACTTGCTGAGTACATTCCAATTAGACTAGACAGATGTTAATAACATTACTATCAGTCTTACTGGAGTAGAAAAGAGCGGCGGTAAATATGTACAGTCTACTTTAGCTGATATTACTATTACTCCTGCTACTAATACTGTTGCTGGTTTAATGACTGGTGCTGAAAAGTTAGCCATTAATGAAACTCTTCCTGATGCAATTAATGATGAAAAGGTTGCAAGAGAGAATGCAGTGAAAGAACTCAAAGCTAAGGATACAGAACTTCAAGGCAATATTGACAGTTTAGAGACAGCTTTAAATCAAGATATTACAGAGCTTAGAAGTACTATACTTAAAGTAAATGATAAAGTAGGTTTAACTGAAGCTAATGAAATGCCTGACTTATCAAGTACTAATTACTTAACAGATAGTCCTAGTGCTATAAGTGCAGCTGTTACTCTTGATGAAGAGATTGGTAAGCTTAGTAGAAATGAGAATGAACTGTGGTATGGTGTTAAGTTTGACTTAGCTAATAGTTCTAGTCCTGATGGTGTACGTACTGGTAATATGGAAATGCACAGAACACTTCCTATCTAGAGTAAGATGAGAGGGTGTACTATCAGCAATACGGATAACACTAAGAAATACTTAAAAGCAAACGACTGGACTAAGTGGGAAGACGGTACTACCTCATCTCAAGATAGTAGTGGGGTTAGTGTAGAAGCTTTTGTAGAAATTCCAGAACATTATAGATTACTTATAGCTACTCCAGATAATACAGTTGAAATTCGTATGAGTGAGTATAATCTTCCTGGTTACACTAAGGTAGAGAAGAAATATATTGGCGCGTATGAAGGAAGTGTAAATCTAGACAGTTCAAGTCATAATAATTTATTGAGAACTCAAGTTCGTAATGCTGCTCCTATAGTAAGTAAAACTAGAACAGAATTCCAAACTATGGCTAGAAACAATAATAGAACTAACAACTGGAATATTTATACTTATGATGCTCACAGAGACCTTACTTGGTTATTCGTAGTAGAATATGCTACTCTAAATAGTCAAAAAGCATTTAATGCTAACTTAACTGCAGAAGGTTATCATCAAGGTGGTTTAGGTGAAGGTGTAACTACATCATCTGTTACTGTAAATGGAACTACTACTTATTCATTTGTACCTTGTGGTACTACTAATTCATTAGGTAATGGTACTGGTATAATTGAATATACTCATACTAATACTAATGCTGAAGGTACATCTACTGGTACTAAAATGTTTAATGTTCCTAGATACCGTGGTATTGAGAATCCATTTGGTCATGTATGGAAGAATGTAATTGATGTAGTAGTTGCTGGTACTGACAATAGTGTATATATCTGCAAAGATTATACTAAGTTTGGTACATTTAAAGGAGGAACCAATCCTACTGCAGAGCAATTAATTGCAGCAGGTTATGAATTACAAGACTTTAAAGAAAGTACAATTACTAGTCAATATGTAAAAAAACTCGTTAATAATAATTAGGCAGATCTATTCCCAACTGTAGTAGGAAATGGAGCTAGTGATACAACTTATTATTGTGATTATCACTGGACTAGTGCTACAGCTACACATAGAACTCTTCTAATCGGCGGTAGCTCGGACGATGGGTCTACTGCGGGTTTGTTCTATTTGTATTCTGCCTATGGGTTGGACTTTTCCTATGCTTATGTCGGGACTCGAATTACCTTCTATGGTGAACCGGCATTGCCAGCTGCTCCAGCTACACTGGAATTAAATGATGAAGATTACGAACAAATAGATTCTATAGAATCTGAAGAAAACTGGTTTTAATTAACCAATAAAAGGTTGCAGTCGTGAGTAAATCAGCAGTAACTCAGACAATGAGTCTAATGCAGGTTTGTTCAATTTGAATTCTAACAATGAGTTAGACAATTCCAATGCTAATGTCAGGACACTGAAATACGTAAAAAAATTATAAACTGACAAAAAATCAAGGGCTGAACCTTACCTCTTGGTAAAATATGACATGCTTCTTGAACGCATTGGTAACGAAAGTGAAGATGCGTGAAGGTATTTCAGAAAATATTATTTATGAAGAGATATAATAATTTATTCGATAAGATTGTTAGCTTAGACAATTTATATTTAGCAGATAAGAAAGCTAGAAGAAATGAATCTAGTAGAAAAGATATCAAAGAGTTTGACTAGAATAAAGAAGAATTACTTAAAAAACTATAGCAGAATTTAATTAACGGTACGTATAAAACTTCTGAATATAATACATTTATAATTAGAGAACCTAAAGAAAGATTAATATTTAGATTACCTTATTATCCAGATAGAATAGTACATCATGCTGTAATGAATATAATGGAACCTATATGGGTATCTATCTTTATTAAAGATACTTATAGTTGCATTAAACACAGAGGTATTCACGAAGCATTACATAATGTTAAAGAAGCTTTAAAAGATGTAGATAATACTACTTATTGTCTTAAGTTAGATATCAGAAAGTTCTATCCTAGTATAGACCATGAAGTATTAAAGAGCATAATAAGAAAGAAGATAAAGGATTAGAAGTTATTATAGCTATTAGATGAGATAATAGATTCAGCAGAAGGTGTACCTATTGGTAATTACTTATCTTAGTTCTTTGCTAATCTGTATCTTACTTACTTTGACCACTGGCTTAAAGAAGATAAATAGGTTAAATATTACTTCAGATATGCAGATGATATAGTAATACTACATAAGGATAAAGAGTATTTACGAGAACTGTTTGAAGAAATGAAATAGTATTTAGATACTTTAAAATTAACCTTCAAAGATAACTATTAGATATTTAAAGTAGAAGACAGAGGTATATCTTTTGTAGGTTATGTAATAAGGCATGACTATACTTTAGTAAGAAAAAATATTAAGCGTAGCATGTGTAGGAAAGCTGCTAGATTAGGCAGAAAGAAAAACATTACAGTAGAAGATTACAAACAAGAAATGTGTAGTCATATAGGTTGGCTTAAACATTGTAATGGCATCAACTTACTAAAGAAAATATTACGCTATAAAGAGCTATTAGTTTATGCAAGAAGATTTTCAAAATAGAAACCTTAAATAAACCTTATCGTTATATAATTATAATCTCAAACGGAATTTCGAGCCCTCTCAGATTTTACTCCCCTTTTAATCTGTCAGGGCTTATTTGATTTTTATTATCAGCTACTATCTATGAATTACCAACAATTAGGAGAACATACTATGTCAATATTTAAGAACATATTCAGTAGTGCGGATAAATGCATAGCTTCTGTTATAACTGGGCTACTTTCTATATTCGCACCTGTATGGGTTCCTATCACTGCTGTCGGTATATTGATACTACTTGATGCTATCTATGGTTATAAAGTCTCTAAAAAATATGGGCATCCTAAGATTGAATCACATAAAGCATGGAAAACTATATGGAAGACTAGAGATGCAGCAGTAGCAATAACTAGTGCATCAATAATAGATTAGCTGGTAGTAACCTCTATTAACTTGCACGCTGTAGAAATAGTAGCAGGAATGATAGCCTTAGTTGAGTTTTGGTCGTTACTAGAATCATTTAGCGACTTATATCCTAAATGGAAAATATGGAAAATCCTCAAAAAGGTTATAAAAGCAAAAGGAGAGAAATATTTAGATATATCATTAGATAAAGAATTACCAGATGATTCCAATACTGAATTAGTTAGTTAATTGGTTTACAAGGAATTTCAGAGCAGTCGCAGTAGGTTTAGTTAGTTTACTTATTGCGACTGTTTTTGTTTAGAACCATTAGCTACAAAAGAAGAATAAAGAGATTGACAGAATAACTAACAATGTTAGAGCTTATGAACAATTAGCATCCTAGAAAGAATAGTTAAACAGAGTACTATAGCTTACTATAGAAGAACTAAATACTAGTAATGATAGTTTATTAAAAGAAACCAAGGATGCTTAGAAAAAGCTTAAAATCAAAGACAAGAACCTAACTAATATAAATGTAATCAATACCGAGATTAAAGATTCAGTTAGAACTATTATAAAACATAAGTTAATAGATTTTGACGAAGAACTTAAAATTAATCCATTAACCACTATCATAGTTAGTAGAAAGGACTCAATCCTTAAAGCCACATTAGATATTAAGAATCAATAGATTCTGTTTGTAGAAGAGAAGAAAGAATACAAGAATAAGTACCGTAACGGCTTTATTAGGTTCTTGCACTTTGATTGGAAACGTATACGTACCAAAAAATATCAAATAGTTAACAGTAATCCAATAATCAAGGTAACTGATACTCGTGTAATTGAGTTACCAAAATGATAATCAATATATTCAATAATATTAATCAATAATAATATGCATAGAATATTTCGTGTAAAGGCTTACGAAGCAGAACACGGTCCTCACTTCAATGAGGAACATGCCCGTAAAGCTGTAAGTAAAATGGAAAATGAGGATGGTACTCGTGGACCACATTGGTCTATAGAGGAAACCACTACCTTAGCTAATCAGTATGGTATAAGTCTGGGCAACAGATTTAACCGTTATGATTGGTTCGTAGCACTTAACATGGTTTATTCTGATTATTACAAAGTAATCATAAATATCACTAACTCTAACAGCACTAAGCATTTTGTTGAATTAGCAAAAGCTTGGATCAATGACAAAGACATTGATGAAGGTAAGATGTGGTATTACTATATTTATGTTATGTGTGATAAGATCAGACAAGCTGAAATGGAATGCTATGAGGAAGAAGTTGAGAAACGTGATAAATACGAAGAAGATGATGATGACGAATTTGAACGCATAGGCTTATTCCGTAGAGGTGGTAGAAGAGGTGGTATGATGCGTGGTGGTCGTAGAGTATATTCTACTAGCAGAGCTAGAGATTATGACGATGATTACGAACGTATGCTCGAAAGAGAAAAAGAGTACGAACCTTATTCAGAATATGGACGTGGCAAAGCTGTTCGCTACGTTAGATATTAATAAAAATCAATTTTTAAATTAAATCAATTATGTTAGAAGATAGAATTATTGTGCAGGATCGTGGTATAGATGCTGGTCTTGCTGCTTTAATATAGAATGCTAATAAAGGTAATATGGATCCCGCTGCTTTAATGGCTATGATGAACAACAATGGCATGGGCGGTAATGGCGGCTGGTGGTGGATTTGGATCATCCTGATCTTCTTCTGCTGGGGCGGTTTCGGTGGTAATGGTTTCGGCGGACGTAACGCTGGTGCTCTTGCTTCTGAACTGAACAGTGACGCTAACACTAATCTGTTGATGCAGGCTATTAACGGTAACAAAGATGCCATCAATAGCTTAGCTACTACTTTGAATTGTGATATTAATTCTGTTCAGACAGCTCTTAATACTATCAATTCTGGAGTAAGTCAGATCTCTTGCGATACTAAGTTGTCTAGCTGTGAAGTAATCAATGCTATTACTTCTGGTAATGCAAGCTTGGCTTCTCAGTTAGCTAGCTGCTGCTGCAATGTTAGAGAATCTATTAGCGGTGTAAATAACAACATCACTAAGATGGGTTATGAAAATCAGCTGTCTGTATGCAATCAGACTAACACACTGCAGAACGCTATTACTAATGGATTCAATTCTTTAATGGCTGATAATGCATCTAAGTTTAACATTGTAGGTGCTAAGATAGATGCGCAGACTCAAATTATCAATGATAAGTTCTGTCAACTCGAAATGAGAGAAATGCAGAATAAGATCGATGCTTTGCGTGAAGATAAACAAGCTTTACAATTGTCTGCTTCTCAGCAAGCACAAACTGCAAATATAGTTAATCAGATACGTCCTGTACCCGTTCCCGCTTACTTAACTTGCAATCCTTATGGTTGCCAAGGTGGTTTGAACGACTACGGTTATGGTTATGGGTATAACAATGGCTGTGGATGCGGTTGCTAATAAGAAAGGAGGCAGTTATGTTTTATCCTTTTTTAAACTACTTTAATAGAGGTAGAGTAAGAACTGTAGATAATTATGGTATTCCAGTATTGAGAACTAACTACGTTACTACCGATACTACGACTACTTCAGTTACTTATGGTGTATGTCCTAGATTATGGAGACAACTCCCTTGTCAAGGTTTATTTATACTACATGTAACGTCTACTCCTGCTAGTGCAGCTACTCCTACGGATTTAGTATTCTTAGATCCTACTAGCTTTACTAATAGATAGATTGATAATACAACTACAGTTATTACATCTACTGGAGCAAAAGCTCTATTAAATGGTTCCGGAGCTCAAATGACAAATAATGAAATTACAACTGGTAACAGATATCTTATATACTATAACAAATGTGACGGAATCTTCCAAGTAATTAATCATATAGTAGTACCAGCTACACCGGCAGCTTAATACAAATTGGGGCTCTAAATGAGCCCCTTAAAACTAACTTATTATGTTATTCAATCAATTAAATATAGGTGATAAAGTATATATAATAGAAGTGGTTGGGACATTCAAAAAGACTACTGAGTATAATGAAGGTTCTGTTACTCAAGTAAGTGCAGTATATGATGAACCACTACCATCTGGGCAATTTCCTATGCCCAATCAGCCTAGAAAGAGAATAGTAGATATAACTATATAGTGCAACGGAGAAACTAAAAAGTTCACTATACCTGAGAATAAATCAGTTATTACTGATAGTGCATTAGGTCTTACTATATCTACAGATAAATAGGAAATTATAAATATAGTACGTAATCAATACGATACGTATAAACAAAGAAAAGAAGCCATAGCCAAATGTGATGAAGAGATGGCTAAATGTTAGGCTCTCCTAGATAAGTTAGGAATAAACGATAAGCCTGCAAAAGAAAACGATGAAATAATAGCTTTACAAAAAGAAGTTAACGAATTAAAAAACATAATAAGGAAAGCTAATTAGATGGTTCCACCACCTATGAAGGAAATGCTCCCTTAGGATATGAAGAATGCTATGGATAAGGTTGGTCAATAAGATCAACCTTTTTTATTTTAAGCCTTTTTAAGACCGCTATTACTTAAATTAAAGGATTGTATTGCTAATAATAGAAAGTGCCTATAACAGCCTTAAAATGCGTTATATGGCTTATAACGTTATTAAAACATAATATATTATGACACTCAATTAGCTTGTAGATAACATTCTACTTATTGCTCGTAATAATAATATTGCAGAGTCTGAGCATTTAAGTAGAATACAAATTGAAAAGTGGATCATAGGTTATAGGGCTATGTTGATTAAGCAAGATATAGATAAGGGTAGAGATATAAATGAATTATATCTTACTACTATAGAACCTATCCATTTAGATCGTGAAGAAACTGTACCAGGTTACTTTACTTATGTAGGAGATAAAGAACTCCCTAAGTTAATAGACTTTAACTATAGACCTGGAGTAATAAATGTACGTGATATGTTTGGTAATATAATTTAGATAGGCAGTCGTACTAAAGCTAAATTATAGAAGTATAGAAAAGCTACGTGTAAAGATTATATTGCATGGGTTAAGAACAATAGAATATACGTAGATGGTGATTCTAATCAGCTAGAGTATATCAGTGTAGATGTAATAGCTGAAGACCCTACAGAGCTTAATGCTTGCTTTGATCCAGATAGTGAGTTCCCTATACCATCTGCAATGATACCAACTATTACATAGATGATATTAGAGAGAGAATTACGTTTTATGATTACTATGCCTAGTGATGATACTAATGATGCGCATGATGATACATAGAACAGAGTTAGTGATAAATAATTGATGTATGAAATATTAGAGAAAGAGTTATACTACTACTGATTTCTATGAGAGCTATAAATAGTACATAGAACCTAATACACCTTATGATATTGATTTATAGACATATAAGAATATTATTAATGACTATTTTTAGTACATTAGGGATGAGGTGATGTACAATTGTAAAGAATTCAAGTTTCCATGTAGATTAGGTACTTTACAAATCATTAAACATTAGCCAAAAGAATTCACAGGCAAGAGTCTTAGATGGGACTGGAAAGCTACAAAAGAAACTGGTAAGCCTGTATACCTACTTAATGACCATAGTAATTATTATAAGTATAGATTCTTTTGGTCAAAGAAAGATAGTTTGCTTACTAATAAAACTAAATATTAGTTTATAGCTTCAAGAGATAACAAGAGAAATTTAGCTCAAATAATATTCAACAAAACAAAAGATTACCCAGAATTATGATAAATAATCGTATGATTAGTTCAGCTTCTGTAGTAGCTAAAGTAATAGCAGATCTCGATTTAAGAGAAGACGAGATACGTATTACAGATATTCGGGAGTGGATTATGGAATCCATACTTAAGATTGGAGCTATATAGCAGTTTGAGCATAAAGTAGAAATACTTCCAATAGAATGCCACCAAGTATCATTACCTTGTGATTTGTATAAATTAGATTAGGTAGCATACTCATACTGTTGTAATGGTGGATGGCTACCTATGAGAAAAGCAACATCCAGTTTTGGTGTATCTCATGATAATCAATGCTGTAGTAAAGCTTGTATGTTGGTACAGGATGCAGCTATGTTTCCATTAGTTAAGAATATGTTTAATCTTACTAATGACAGAGAAGCATTGGACAAATTAAATGAAGATAATAATCTTAGAGAAACATTAAGTGTATTAATAAACTAGAGTACTGTGCCTACAGCAAACGGTAGATATCTAGGTAATAGAATAGGTCACAAAGATGGTACTATGTATAGTTATGATTTATAGTATATGACTAAACCTGGTTATATAATGACTAATGTACCTAGGGGATATATTAAGATATCTTATTATGCTATATATACTGATGAAGATAGTATGCCCATGATACCAGATCTAGAGTCTTATAAGGAAGCAATATACTGGTATGTTACTATGAAGTTAATGTATCCTAAAAAGTTAAAAGGTCAAATAAGTCAGGGAGATTATTATGATATACGTAACTCTTATAACTTCTATCGTAAGCAAGCATATGCTGAAGCTATGATGCCTACTGTAGATGACTTGATCAATGTGAAGAACACCTGGCATAAGTTATATCCGGAGATGAATGATCACGATACCTTCTTCAGTACTAGTGGCGAAGAATAGATATTATATAACCAAGATAGCGCATTAAGATTGATATGATAAGTAATACTGCACAAGTTAATACATTTACGCAAGGTCTTAATATGGACTAGGACGTAAATTTGATACCGGATACTCAGTATAGATATGCTGAGGATGTTCGTGTCATCACTAATGATGGAGGAACTACAGGAGTATTACAAAGTATAGAGAATCCTAGAAGATACGATACTATTATACCTAAAGATGAGACTATAATAGGTACTACTACGATAAATGATATTGCAGTAGTAATAACTAAAACATCTGATAATATTAATAAGATATACAGATTAATGGGGTTTGATACTAATATGCCTCAAATCAAATTAGTATGTAAAGGAGCTTTAGGATTATGTGAAGATTTATCTAAAAATCCTACACTAAGTATTGTAGGTAACTATGAATCAGATACTAATATAAAGATATACTTTACTGATGGAAACAGTCCTATTAAGATTGTTAACATAATGAGTAATAAGTATATAGATAATTCTAATCTTATAGATGAGAATGGAAATATAATTAATCCTGGTTCATTAGAAATAACTCCAGTAGTAAGTTTATTGCCGTTTAAATTCCGTTGGTTATCTGAAGGTAACCTTAAAGCTGGAATGGTAACATATTGTTATCAATTATTCAATGTGCATGGTACTGAAACAGTTACTTCTCCAATGAGTGAGCTAATTCACTTAACAAATAGTGTAACTAGCCAAGGTAGTTCTGAATATAAAGGTACTGGTTTAAATAAGTCATCAAATAAATCAGTAATGCTATCTACTGAACTATCTCTCTAGGACTTTAATAAGTTGAGAGTAATACGTCTATTTTATGAACAGAATAACTCTACTCCTGTTATTAGTATAGTAGATGAAATAGATATTCCAGATGGTCAAACAGATATTCAGTATGTAGATTATGGTTCTACATTAAGCGATATATCTATAGATGAGTTTAATGCTATGACTGGTTATTAGTTTATAGCGTAGACTCTTGCTAAAATGCAAAATAGATTATTCGCTGCTAATGTAACAGAGAATACTTGGATACCAGAAGATGAAGATGGTAATGACTATGATGCTAGAGCATATAGAGCTAATTCAGAAGGAAGCATATAGTTATTATCTAGTTTAGATAGTAATAATATTCGTCTATCTATAACAGATGATGAAGCTATAAAACGTATTCCTATTACTCATGACTGTATAAATCCCTTTAATAACACAAAGTATACAAAGGATGCATCTAATTCCTAGAATGTATATATATACAATAAGGAAGGTGAATTAGGTGGTTATGGTATTAATATAGAATATTCATTCATAACTACAGATATAAATTTAAGTAATAAACAAGATAAGTTTAGATTAGATCAATCTTGTAGTATGGATGTATCTACTGTTAGAAACAATACTAGATATATCAATAGAGGTACAGACAAGATGCCTGAGATAGTACAACCTACTAAAGAACAGTAGAACAATTCATATATACCTAACTATGCTGATCCTTATATAGCTGCTAATTATAGAGGTTACCAAAGAGATGAGATATATAGATTTGGTATAATATTCTACAATGATAAATCGGTAGCTTCTCCTGTACTTTGGATAGGTGATATTAGAATGCCTCATGCTTCTCAAATGCCTCCGTTTAGATATGAAAATAATACTCTTATAGGTAATGCTTTAGGTGTAGAATTTAAAGTAAAGAAAATGCCTATAGGTGCAGTAAGTTATGAGATAGTTCGTTGTGATAGAACTGAACGTGATAGGACTGTAGTTATGCAAACAGTAGGTAGTTACGTATATGAGTATAGAATTCAAGAGCAGGATAAATATGTAGGATAGGGATCTGAATTAGATAGTAGTTTGGAGATGAGACCTACTCCTTTCTTCTGTAGTTTGATTGGTGAACAATTAGCAATATCAACAGGTACAGCGGAAGATATTGGTAATTTCTCTCTTACTATGAGAGTAAATGATTATATACGTTTAGTATCTCCAGAAATATGTGTACAGGGTGATGATGCGACTAAACTGTTTGAAGGAAGTGTATACTTAGATGGTATAGGCTCATACTATTCTCCATTTGTAGGTGGTAAAGTAAATGATAGCAAGTTTGATGATTTTAAAGATAACTATGTAAATGGTAATACTATTGGTAATAGTGTAAGTCGTAGTATATTTGCTGCGGCGGATTACATTACTCAGATAGATGGTAGAGTATTGCAGCAAGATACTGTGCCATATGTAGGTTATGGCTAGAGATGGGGGCTTAACGTACTTGCTGTAGGTTTCCCTTATCAAGATAGTAGAGGTAATAAGGTATACCGTGGAGCATCAATAGCTAAATATTTCGTTCCAATATTTGGGCAATCTCAATCTACATCATATATTGAAGATGCTAAATATCCACCTAACATAGACTATAACATGTATGGAGCTCCAGATGTAGTAGCTAAAAGAATAAATGTTGGTAATAGAACTTATACTAACTACTCTATGTCTGACTTTATTCATAATGATAATCAATCATTACAAGGTCCAGCTGGTCCGTGTATCATAGCTCATGTACCTGAATTATAGAATGTATTCTCTGGATTTAATAGTGTACCTACTAACAAATACCCAGAGCTCCATCCATTTGATTCTACTAATGCTATTCCTGTATTTAACGTTAAACGTGATGGTAATTCTATATATGGTGGTAATACATTCTCATCTAGACAGAATTCTGTATACATAAGTATAGCAGCACATGATAGTAAATATGTATTTGGAGGAGATACTTATCTGGGCTTATTAGATTATCCTAACACTATGCTATTCCAATTACCTGACGCTAAGGAATGGGATGGAATGAAGAATTATATAGGTGCTTATATACCATTTGAAAGTTCTATTAATGTGAATTTGTTCCACGGAGATCAGATCCATAGAACCGTAACTAGCTCAAACTCTGCAGATTCTTGGTTACAGTTAGAGCCTACTTAGATGTAGGATATACACGTACAAGATCTTCCTTACTTTGTATATAATTCTGTTTATTCTGCATAGAATACTGGTAAATTGTATGTACCTAATTCTATGTATGCTGATAAAGACGTAAGGTATACTAATAGAATATTAACTTCATAGGCTAAGACTAATAATGAAGTAATAGATTAGTGGTCTAAATTCAAAGTAGCTGATTATTTAGATGTAGATAATCAGTGGGGAGACATAACCAATCTAAAAGTATTCAAAGATAGACTGTTCTATTTCCAAGATACTGGAGTAGGAGTAGCTTCTGTCAACGAAAGATCACTTATTACTGACGATAATGTAAATCAACTAGTATTGGGTACTGGTGGTATATTAAGTAGATTCGACTACGTAACTACTACTAATGGGTCATCTATTAAGAATGATAAAAGTATAATTAATTCAGATAATGTGTTATACTGGTATGACTATGATAAGAATGAACTGTGTTCTTATACTGGTCAAGTAAGTCAAATATCTAAAGAGAAATAGGTACAATCTTACTTTAATAAAAATATTAAAGAAGATAGAACTAAATGCGTGTCTTTGTTTGATAAAAAGTATAATGAAGTATGGTTCAATGTACTTAATAAGCCATTGATATTTAATGAATAGTTAGGTAGATTTACATCTTTCTATACATTTAACCCTAAATGGTCGTTACCTATTTCTGATAGAGTAGTAGCAATAAAAGATAATGAATTGCATACTATACATGATACTGGAGTAATAGGGCTAACTCCTTTGGATAGAAAAGCTAAATTAGAAATAGTTATTAATAAGAATGCTCCTTATACTAAAGTATTTGATAATGTTAGATTACAAGGAGAGTTCAGAGATGGTAATCAAGAGTATATTAAGGACGATATCATAGATTATATGAAATTCAGTACTAAACATCAAGAATCAGTTAGAGAACATACTAAAGAAGAACTTGATGAAGAAGGTAATGTTATTACTCCTGAACAACATATAATAACTGATTATAGAGAAGATACATTTAGATTCCCAGTACCTAGAGCAGATAAGAATGAAGATACATTATCGTTACCTGCTAGGTTGCGAGGTAAGTATATGATTTGTGATTATGAGTTAGATTCTGATATAGACCATACTTTTGAAATACCATAGATTACAACAACATACAGAAATTCATTAATTTGATATGAAAAGTAAAAAGAAAACAAAAGTACCAGCATATGCATTTGGAACTCAATTCAAAGAAATTGGAAACAACCTGCTTGGAAATGCTCCCGATATATTAAATACTTTAACTACTCCTTTTTAGAAATCTAACGCTACTACAGGAGGACAAGCTGCTGCACAATCTGTAAGTGACATAGCTAGTGGTGCAGCTACTGGCTTCCAAGTTGCTGGTCCAATTGGTGCTGCAGTAGGAGCTGGTATAGGGCTAATAGGCAGATCTGGTGAAGAAGCTGAAATGACTTCGTTCACAGATTATGATGAAGGTAGTCTTGGTAGTGGTCTAATTGGAGCATTCGGTAATAGAAGATTACGTAGAAAGAGAGCAGCAATTAAGAAGAATGCTTATAGTAATAGAGCTGCTGTACAAGGTACTAATTACCTACAAAGTGAAGCGTATGATGATATGATAGGGATGAATACAGATACTATGGCTAATGGAGGAGTGTCTTCCTCTTTAGCTTACGTAGATGATGGTGAATTAATATAGACTCCAGACGGAAGTATAAGTAAAGTACCAGAGAATAATAAACCTACTGACAGTAATTTAGTTAGTTTACCTGAAGGCAGTAGAGTATTAAGTGATAAGCTTAAAGTACCTGGTAGAAAAGAAACATTTGCACAACTTGGTGAGAAAATGATGGCAAAAAAGAAAAGTAAGTACAATGACAGATTTGCAGAGAATGCAGCAAAATTAAATGAAATGAATAATAATATGATTCATGATTAGCTGTTTGCTATGTAGGAATCTGTTAAACAAAGTAAAGGTATTAAACCTAAGACTAAGTAGATACAAGCAGCTGCTTTAGGTGATGAGATTAAACCTGGTTTAGGAGATAGAATAGTAGATGCTATCTATAACCCTAATCGTAAATGGGGGGCTGGAGTACAGTGGGGAACTGGTAATAATCAGTGGTATCATATACCTGTTAACCCTAATAATACTCAAACTGCATCAACTACAACTCCTACAAGTGCAGGATTAATTGATGAAGGTAAACCAGAATTACCGTTTACTTGGTATGACGCTCCAACAGTAGAATCTGTGTATGATACAGACTATGATACTGTAGAGTCTCCTAGTGCTACACCTAATGATATTAGTTATAGAGAAACTAGAGCAGACAGACGTAATAAATTATTTGATAAAGTAGGAAGCGCATTGTCAGGGATAGCTTCTTTAACTCCTGTTATGTCTAATCTATTTACTAGTAGACCTGAAACAGTTGATGCAGTGTATAATCCTTATGCTACAAGCATTGCTAATACTATGCGTAGACGTAGGTATGATATTAGTCCTGCTATTGAAGATTTAAATCGTAATAGAGCTACTAGTAATTATAATGCTAGCCAAATTAATACCAATACAGGAGCTAACTTAGCTTATAGATTACAGTCAGCTGTTAATACTGACAGAGCTATAGCTAGTTTAAGATCTCAAGAAAGTAATGTTAATAACCAATACTTAGGTGATTATGCTAATACTATGAATAGTTTAGGACAGCAATGGGTTAATGCTACGAATATGGCTAATGAAGCTAATGCTCAGAATAGAGCTACTGCTAGAAATATACGTAGAGCTGGTTTAAGTCAGTTAAGTCAATGGGCTCAGAATAGAGAGTTAATGCGTAATCAGGAAGCTAGAGATAATGCAATGTTAGCTATGTATGCTCCATTTTTGCAATCTGGTTATACAGCAGATACTATTAGACAGTTTAATAAATGGTTAAGAAAAGGAGGTAACAATGTAGGCTAATAGATATGATAGAGCAGCGGAAGCTCCTATATTAAATACATATGTACCTATTAACTTTGGTGAATTATATAGAATAGGAGCAGCGTAGAAGCAAGCTGTAGATGAGGCTGCACAATAGTTTAATACTTAGTTACAAAAGTTTGGAGAATTTAGATCACCATCTGCAATAGACACATAGAATTACTACAATTTAACTATTAATCGTCAAGATGTACAAGATGCTATTAATCAAATAGTTTCTAATCCAGATGCCTTAAAAGATGCAGGTTTTCGTGCCAATTTACAGTCGATTATTAGTAATACAGATTATGGATCATTGAGTTTGCTTAAAGAAAGTGCTGATAATCTTAGAGCTGGACTTGAAATGAGAGCTAAAATGGAAGCAGAGGGTAGATATAAACGAAGCTGGGATTCTGCAAATATACCTAATTATGATACTTTAGGTAGTAAAAGAGTATTTGATCAAATTACTCCATTACGTTATATGACTGCCGATGAACTAGCTAATCCTTACTTTAGTAATCTTAAACCTAGTTCAATAGGGTCTGTATGGAAAGATGGAGTCAAATACAATAGAGTAGGCATTACTTATGATACATTGTACGATATTGCAGATGCTAAGTTTAATGATTTAATTAGTACGCCTTAGGGTCAACAGTATTATAGAGAAGCATTAGACGCTTCTGGAGGTAATACTGAATTAGCTAGATAGAGATTCGTAGGAATGATAGCTGACTCACAGAGAGATAGAATTGTGAATCAAGATACTGTAGATCCATATTGGTTAGCTATGGCTAAACAAAGTAACAGGGGCAGTAATGAAGAAGTAATAAGACCTAATCCTACTAGATTAGATTTCTTAAACGATAGCATTACTAGAAATACTATGTCTGGTATAGGTAATAAATTTAATAGTTATAGAGATTATATATCTAGTTTGATCACTAAATATCCAAATAGTAAAATTGCAGATGATGCGCGTAAAGGTCTGCGTAATATAGATAGAATGCAGAACGAATATGGATCCATGGTGTAGGCAGCTAACGAGTACAGTGCTAGATATAGACAAACAGGTAATGATGAAGATTATGTAACAGCAGTAGCTGCTAGCAACAGAGCTCAGCAGCTATAGAGTTAGATGGTTGGTTTAGCTAGTAAACATGTAGTAAGGGATGAATTTTAGAGGGTAGCTGGTTTCTCTCCATTGACCAGTCAAGATAGTAATGAGTTTAATACTAAATCTTATTTAAAAGGAGTAAATTCTGCACTTAACAAAGTAAGCGCTCCTGTTGGTCTACTCGATAAAGACGACTTGTTAACAGGTGTTGGAGCATTGTCTACAGAAATACAAGATAGTGATGGGATTAAGCATTAGGGTTATCAATTTAATACTACAGAAGGATTCTTATTACCAGAAACAGTATTTAGTATGATTGCTGGTAATGAAGGACCTGGTAGAAAAGCTCGTAGAGATGCCGGTATAGGAAGAGACACTAGTTTTCCATTTAGAGAATTAGTAGAAAGTGGTCAATTAAGTGGAGTTCAATTTATACCAAATAATAAAGTAGTAAAGACTGGACCTGGAAGTATGGCTTTATCTGGCAAACTTAGAATACCTAAGGAAAGAATTGAAGAATCATTAGGAACAGGTATGTGGGTAAATCATCCTGTGTGGTTTAATGAAATGGCTTCTAGTTACTCTATGCCATTTGGTAGATAGACTACTAGCGGAGCTCTCAAACAACAATTTGGCGCTTCTAAAGTAACTGAAAAAGATGGAGTTGAATACTATGAAGTAGATGCTTATAGAACATTACCAAATTCATATACATCCTCAGAATATTGGCAAAGAGTAAATCAAAGATGGCAAGGCGGATCTTCTAGCGGTATTGGAGGATCTTCTCAAGCTAAAGATGAATACCAGACATCAGCACAACAATTATTAGGTAGATAAATATGGCAAAGAAAAAGAAAGTATACGATACATCGTTAATAGACAGTATTAGACAAAGAACGGCAATGTATGATGCTATGATAGCTCCTCAAATTAATACTGAAGAGTATATGCATCGTATGGCTAATCCAGATGCTAATTATGAAGAAGCACCTGACAATTATGGTTTTACAGATTGGGCTTCTAATGCATTCTATGATTGGAATTTAACAAAAGCACAAACTGAAAGAGACGCTAAGTTAGGAGAGTATATAATGGCTGATTAGGATTATAATACCTTAATCAGCCTAAAAGATTATATAAACTCTAGTAAAGCAGTAATAGAATTATCTAGACAGTTAAGCCAAGATCCTACGAATGAACAGTTAAAATAGCAGTTATAGGTAGCATCTTTAATGCAAGTTAATAATAAATCTGCATATGATACTGCTATATCTGGTAAATTCAATAACAATTATCTTAATAGTTATATTACAGGTAGTCTTAAACAAGGCAATCTAGATAACACATTAATAGAAATAGACAAAGAAATCAATCCTATTACTAGACCTGACGGTAGTATGTAGGATGATAATATCTACAATAAGAGAATAGTCTCTCTCAGAGATGCTGAAATACAATCCGATAAGGCTAAACGTTTCGATGAAAAATTAACTTCACAGTACTATAGAAAAAATAAAGAGAAGTCTGGTATGGATTTTTCCGATATAGATACATGGTTATTTAAATTACCTGGTCTATTAGGTTCTAGTGCCGCCTCTGTAGGGTCTTCTATATTAGGTACTTTATCTGCCTACTACGCAGCTAGTGCTGGAAACCCATTAGTGGCTGGAGCTGCAGCTTTAGTATCTATAGGTTCTAATTTATATAGTAGAGATCAAGAATCTAAATCTGAAGTATTTTAGAACTACAAGCAATCCGTAAAGAATTCAGCTAAGAAATTAGGAGTAGATGAAGACGTATTAGCTGATGCTAAAATCAAAATGGCGCAACAAGGCTATAGTACAGAACAAATTAATGATGATGAATATGTATATGATCGTATACTTTCTGGAGATATCAAGATAAACAATAGAAAGTTTAATAAAGCTATGTTAGATAATAGAGAAGGTTTAAGATCTTTATATATAGATAATATGGCTTTATCAATTAGTGACGTAGCTCAACAAGCAATTGAAGTAGTGCCTATAGGTTCTATGGCTAAAAAAGTAAAAGGTTTAAAAACTTTAGCTGAAAAAGGTGCAAAATTAAGAAAAGGTTTACAAGAACAATTATCTAATCGAATAGATGATATAACTTCATTCGGTTTAGATAATGTTGGTAGATTACCTATGAGAACTAAACGTAGAGCTATTACTGATTTAGGTGGTCGTATATTAGTATCTGGTATACTAGAAGGAGCTGAAGAAGGTGTTCAGTACATTAAGGGATAGAGATATATAGACAATAATTTTGATGCTGATCCAAATCTAGTAAAGAGTTTTATACGTAACATTGGTACTGGAGCTCGTGCTGTATTTGCAGCTATTACTCCGTGGGATCCTGTGTATTCAAATGATTAGGAATTCATGGAAAACTTTAAAGGCGGTGCATTGTTGGGAGGTTTAATGACTACTGTATACGGTGCTCCATCTGCAGCAATACAAATAAATAATCAATTACCTACTGACCAATTTGTATCTGCTTTGTATGCAGAATAGATGGATGCTAAAGATAGAGTTAGAAAGAATGCTATGTATAGTAGTTTCATTAGAACTGGTAAATATGATAACCTTATGAGTTCTTTTGATGAAGCTGAAAATATAGTATCTAGAACAGAAGGATTAGATATACAGGACATATATAACGAGAGAAAGAGAGCAGAACTCATTAGAAATATGTACACTTCTCCTGTTACTATGAGCCAAGCAGTGAAAGCAGGTATAGATCCTAGAACAGAAGAATATGATGTATTTGTAGCATTAAAAGAACACCACGAAGCTCTACTTACTGAAGCTAGTAACAACAGAGCTAATATAACATCGGAAGTAGATCAGTTGATGTATAGTCCTGAAATGTCATAGTACATATCTTCCATTAAACCAGATGTAACTTCTGATCAAGAAGTAGCTATTCGTAATCTAATTAGATTAAAATCTTAGACTGAATTATATGATCAACTCATAACTGACTTTACTAATAACGGTAATAAACTATCAGAACTAGAAAAAAATACTGGTATACGTACCTCTAAGTCTGATGTTATTAAATTTAAGCATTTATTAAATAAAGATAAACAATAGATAGATGCTGTTTATCAATAGTTGCGTAAAGAAGCAGAAGATTTAGGTATTACAGAGGAACAATTAAATGTTCCTAACCTTCATCAAACTCTTAAAGACTTACAAGAAAAAGAAATTATAGCAAATCTTGACTTTGAAAGAGCTAAGACTGAGAGAGATGCGATGAATAGTCCTAAAGGAGCAATAGCAAAAATCAATAAGTGGCTAGATGTAGAAGATCAGGAAGATACTTTTGTATAGGAGTTGGATGATTTATACTCTGGAAAGAAGCAAGAGGATGAAGTAATAGATAGTGAAGAAATAACTCCAGAACCTGTAGAGGTTACAACAACACCTGAAGTTACCAATCCTGAACCTACCATTGCTGCAGAAAGTAAAGCGTAGGATACTGCTGAAGATGTAGCAACTGAACCAGAAGATATAACAGAGGCAAGATAGAACGCTAGTGCAATACGTAATAAATACTTTGAACAAGAAAGGAACTCTAAAGGAGATGTTGTTCTTGTACCTAGTACTAAATACAAAGCTGGTAAATCGTATGCTGATGCAGGTCAAGCTATGAAAGATATTTATTCTTACCTATATCCAAATAGGTAGAATTATCAGGAGTATAGTGCATCTAAGTTTATGGAGAATTCTGAAGATGGATTAAAGAATCTATGGGAAGATATGAGAGATACTAGAATGTAGTTAGAAGAAGAGCTGTATACTAATGGTAATTCTAGTAAAGCTAATAGACTAGCAGATACTCTTAACTCTCAAGTTGAATTGTCAAAGTTTATTATTTAGAGTCACAGTAAAATAGCGCAACGTATAAAAGATTAGGCTCCTGCTAGACTTGAAGAAATGAAGCAAGCTAGATAGGAGGAGCAATAGGCTGCAGAAAAGTTAGAGGAAATAAAATCAGAAGAAAGATAGAAAGTAGTAAAGCAGAATGACGATACTCCTACTAAGAGTGCAGATGCTATTCCAGAAGTACCTACTACTCCTACACAAGAACAGCCAACTCAAGCAGAATTACCAACATTAGCTAGTATAATGGGTGATTGGCTAGGAGCAGAAGCAGCTAGTAGTTTGCAACAGTCACAGCAGCCTCAGCAGGAATAGATGCCAGTAGAATAGCCCACTACTGTAAATACATAGGAATTAACATATGATAAAGATGAAGACCCATATTCTCATGAAATCAATTACAGATTAAGGGAAGGTTCTAGAGATGCTAATGGTAATTACATTAGAATATCTAAGAGATATCAAGGAATGGAAGACTACCTTAATGATGATGATTTATCGTTAGTAAGTAGTAAACCTGACTTTATACCTGAAGTAATGAACAACGGGGTTCACTTTGAAGTACACGATTATACTAATAAAGACGGAAAAGTAGAACCTGCTATTTATGCTATATTTGATTACAAAGGTAAAAAATACGTCGGAGCTATTAAAACTGTTGAAGGTGGTCTTAGAGGTAGATATAGCCCGTTTAATAGGCTACCGTTTGAAAAATAGACTAAGATTGTAGATAATCTGGTCAGATTGAGAAATAAGATTATAGAACTGTATGAACAAACTAAAAAGAATCCAAACCTTGAGGTAGTTCCTACAGCTCTTAGAGCTACTACTGGAAGATTTAGAAATGAAAAAAATCCAGATAACAGCCCTAAGAATAGAAGCTTACTAGATTCAGCATGGTTAACTATAAAAGATCCATTTGAGATAACCCCAGATAATACGTAGATAGGTATAACTACTGGTCCTATAAACAATGAAGTAATAAGATTAAGAAACACTATATTATCTGTAAAAGGCGGTAGTCTTGGTCAACCTATGTGGGTATTAAAAGTTCCTAGATTAGATGGCGAATACGATACTAAATTAGTTAAATTAAACTATTAGACATTTGCAGATAAACCTCAAATAGCGGATCTGATATTAGATTTAGTTACTAGTAACGATCAATTCTATACCGACGCCAAAGGAGTTAAGACTAATCTTAGACCCATTGACATATTAGACTTTATAGTAAACTTTGGTCCTCATACAGCTGTAAATCCTAATGACACTAGATTTACTCCACAATAGATTCAAGCTAAACAAAGAAAGCAATTCTTTGTGGATGATAATGGTAATTTAGTAATAGGTAATACTAGCTACAGTATAAGTGATCTTGTTAGTCAACCAGATATTAGACAACAAGCTAAAAATTATATAATGTCTAATTTCCATTGGAACATAGATGAACAAGCTCTTAATACTTATTACTTAGGAGGTGATTTGCAATCACAAGTAACAGATCCTAGATTTAAGTCAGTTGCTGCATTCTTAAAGAATAGTAATGTAGATAAGCTTACTATTATTCCTGGATTAATAGAATTAGACTAGAGTGAATTTGGTATAATTGCAGGAAGTAATGGTCGTAAGACTATTGATAGTAAACATCCTAATGGTATGAGTACTTTAGGATGGTATATTAAACAAGGTATATTACTTACTGACATAGCTGATGAGTTATGGGATTCTAATATATATGTTGATGATGTAATGTTGGCAGATAAAACCGCTGAAAAGATATAGTAGCAGGCTCAACAAAAGGTAGAGAAAGAATACGAAGATCCTATTAAAACTAAAGTATTTACTTTACCAGATGAAAGTGGTAAATAGACTTCTGTGAATATGGCAGATATATTTGCTATATTAGATGGGAAGAAACGAGGCCCCAATATGGAAGTAGAAGTACAGGAAGACGGTGCTTTATGGGTGAATGAGAGAATGGATCCAGAGCAAGCTAAAGAATGGCTAAGTTCTACTTTTGGAACATCTCCTCAGATTATTCCTACTATAATAGATGTTACAGAAGCTGGTACAGCTGTAGTAGGTAGAGTAATAGAAGATTCTGTATTAATTAGTAATTTTGCTCCTGTAGGTACAGAATATCATGAGGCATGGCATAGAGTTTCTTTACTCTTGATAGATAATAAAAGAAGAGAAAGAATCTATAATAGGATGAGAAAGAAGAATCCTGAAATGACAGACTCTCAAATAGAAGAAACTTTAGCGGACCAATTTAGAGATTTCATGTTAAATGAAGCTGGAAATTATGCTTTTGATACTAAGAATTGGTTTAGAAGGATTTTAGATTTTATTAAGCTGTGGGCTAGGACTGGTCAATACGCATTAGCTAAGATATATTCCGATATTAATAGAGGCAAGTTCTATGGAATTAAGCCTAACGAAGAGAATGTAAATAGATTTAGACAAATATACGGTACATCTGGTCCTAATCTAGAAGTAGCTGGTTATGAGTTAAAAACAATTACTCAATACAATCAATTTGATAATATAATCAAGTCTCTCACATATGCATTCTTTAGAGTAAATGGACAAACTACAGTGCCTAATATTGAATATTCAGCATTGGCTGAGGATAATCAACAATTTGAAAGGCTTAAGCTTATTATAGAAGCGCAAGCTAGAACTTATCCTTCTCCTGTAATGGATGAAATTCTTGAGAAATATGAGACTGTGTTTATGCCAACTATAGCTACTAGATTAAAACAACTGGGTGTTAGAGCTATAGATCGTAATGAGGATGAAACTATAAGCGATATAGAAGAGGGAGCAGAAAGAGTTAATATAGGGCAGCATACAGTAGAAGGTATGAATATATCCATTAAGGATAATGCTCCTGCAGAGGTTAAATTCTTCTTCCAAACTATACCTCTATATGAGATTAGCCCTGATGGTTCTATGTCCATGAAGATAGATCCTATTACTCATTTTGCTAATTTTGTTGATGCTAAAACTGCATGGGACAATATACTTAAAGATTTGTCCGGGTGTCGCACTATAGCTAATATAGTTGATAAAGTAGCTACTTACGCTCAAAATGGTAGTGCTTTTCATTCTGCTTTATTATTTAAACTTAACAGACTGATTAAAGATTCTAATCAGAAAGAAGATTTAGTTAAGGCTGCTGATGCTGAAGCAATGCTTACTAAGATAGAAACTGTAGTAACTTGTGACATAAATAATTATGTCACAGCTAAAGTAAGTAAAGATCCAGAAACAGGATTCATTAAACATGAACTTACCGATAATACAGTTGATGTTAAAGCTGCTACTTATCCTAAAGTATGGTCTCAAGCATTATTTACTAATGCTGGATTGTTTAAATACGATAAAGAAGGTAAAGTGATAGCAGAAGAAGGGTCTAAAAAGGCTTTAGATACTGTAATTAAGAACTTTAATAGTGTTATTACTGCATTTAGAAATAATAAAGGCATACTTAAGATAGGAGATAGAAATATTGATTTACATGAAATATCTAACTAGAAAATGCTTAAGAAGTATTTAGTTAACATGTTTAATGTAATAGGTATCGGCATTGATGTACCTACTATAGATAAAATGTTATTATCCGGTAGATACGGTAATCCTAAATCAGATGCATTTACCCTTATTAGTGAGTTCTCTAGTTCAACTGTTAATTTCGGTGGTATTCCAAAAATAGTAAGTGTACTTGAGGCAATTAAAAATGCTATAAATAGCGATAGTACTATTAAAGAAATTAAAGTGAATGAAGTAACTGTTGATCCTACATAGGTATGGAATAATATAGGTTACGTTAAAGAGTTAGCTAATTATTATGCATTTACACATGCTACAGATAATAGTTTGAGTAGCTATGGTCCTGATGGTAATTCTTATTATATGGTATCATAGAACAATTTTGCCAAGGATAGACTTAATGAAATAGTATCAGATCCTACTGTATTCTAGGAATTAGAATCTGTAGTTTATAATGAGCATTCTATTATATTGCAAGCAGTTAGAGGAGGTAATAGAAATCTATCAATGGAAACCTTTATTAACTTTAAGGATACTACTACTGGAGATAAGGGTAGAGATTACCACGGTATCACTGATAGAGAAGACTATATAGCTAAAATGACAGCTGTATTTAATAATAGAATAATATTCCCTACAGTAGCAGATAAGAAAACTTATCATTTCATTAAGGGAATAACATTGCCGCATGAACCTATTAGATTCAATAATAACAATGGTCAAACTTTTGTTCAGTATGGTGAGCAAGTTATGGACTATCTATTAGGTTACTGCTACGATGAATTAAACCAAATAGAGTTGTGCTTAAGACAGATAGATGATGATCCTAATCATTATAATCCAGCAACAGGATTACATTATAATGATGATGGTACTATAAATAATGATTGGATTGAGCCATCTAGACGTATTAAAAACTTCCATACTCCTAATAAATATGATTATAAAGATAAAGATGGAGTTAAGCACACTGTAACTTTGGAAGGTAATGGAGCTAGATTCTTATTCTTAACCGGTATATATACTAATAAAGGTTTTGTTAACTTTAATGACCCTACCAAATCAGCTAAAGAATGTTTACAATTAGCTAAAGACTATTTCTTTAATACTTCTCCAGAAACACAAAAGGCTTTCTTAGCTGGAGTGATTAATCGTAGAGTAAAGAAAGAATTAGAATATGCTAGAGATCTTGGTTTAATTACTATGAATGATCAAGGTAATATATGGAGTATACGTAATGTATTACTTGATGATAATGTAGTAACAGAAAGATCAGCTAGGTATTAGAGTGTGGATAGTGCTAATGCGGAAGCATATGCAGTATTTGATATGATATCTGACTATGTGATGAATAGTATAATATCTATTCAGGAAGTAGAAAAGCTATTTAGTGGTTCACCTGCATATTACAAAGTGAAGTACGATAGAGAGGGTATAACAGACGTATCTATTGACAAAATCAAACGTTTAGGTTCTTTGACATCAACTGGTTTGAATAATAGATTAGACTTCTTTAATGATCCAATGCGTGATGAATATGTAGTTACAGAGCTTAAAGATCACGAAATCATGGATAAACAGTACCATGAGTATGAAGGTTTGTTCTATAGGGCAAATATAAAAGAAACTATATAGGAAATGTTAGGAGAAGAAGCTTGGAATGAGGTAAAAGATCTTAGCATACGTGATATAGAAAATACCTACCCTGAAGAAACTAAAATTGCTAAACAAGCAGCTAAAGTAGCTGTAGCTGGTTATAAGAAAGGAGTTAATGTAGCTGATGCTGCTGTATATATAAGTCCTAATATGACTAGAGATTTACTTAGGATGCGTGGTGTATGGAATGCTGACATTAAACGAGCATTTGAAGTATTGACTAATCCTGATACTGCAGATAAATGGGAATCTGATCCTAAGTTATATGCAGAAGCTAACAAAGTTATATTAAATGCTATGAAGTATATAGCATTCGGTACCAGATTTAGAAACGGATTAGGTATACCTTACTTTAATAAGATGGCTTTATTCCCGTTATTTAAATCTGTAGCTACTGGAGATATTAAAGCTTTATATGACAGAATGGTAGATCCTAATGATCCTATTGATATGGCTATGTTTGATTCTGCAGTTAAAGCTGGTTCAGAATCTCCTACAGCATACTATAGAAAGGCTAAAGATAGTGAAATAGAACTTAAAGACGGTTAGACTGTATTATCCGCTTCTATAGTAGACTGGGCAGAAAGTGGATAGGGTAATACTATTACTGATTTGAGTAAACTCGTAACATATAGGCAGAAGTTTAAATATATCAGACAGCAGTTAGAGACTAATCCTCATACTCATCCGGAACAGATGGCTGGTACATAGTTCTTAAAAGTAAACTTATCTAATTTACGTAAGGATGATTTCTATGGTCCAGACGGTTCTCAAGTAACAGGTAGAGAAATCAATGATACAGTAATGGGAGCATTGAATACTTTATCTAACATGGGTAGATAGGACATAGTAGATGAATTATTTGTAGACGGTAATATAAATGTTACAGCGTTAGGTAATATGTTAGAGCGTGACGCTAGAGAATCTGACGCTAATGATAATGTATTATCTGGTCTTAAAACTAAGAATAATGCATTTGTAATACCTTTGTCTGCTTTATCTGATAATAAATGGTTAGAAAGTAGATTTATATCTATGATTAATAAACTAGTTATTGATGTTCATATGCCGGGTGGAGCTTTCATCCAAAGATCTGCATTTGGACTCGAAGCCACTAGCTAGAATGTTATTACAGAAGATATGATCAATGATGGAAAACCATTACTCATGATTAATGATAAGGATGGTTCTATGGACTCTGTAGTAAGTATAAATCTATTTAAACATATGATACCTAACTACAGTAAAATGACATTTAAACAAGCTAGAAAGTGGTTATTAGATCATAATATTATAGGATAGAGTGCAGATGCTACAGGAATTGGTTATCGTATTCCTACACAGTCTATTGCATCAATATCCGCATTAAGATTCGTAGATGTATTCCCTGAAATTATGGGTGATACTATCATGCTACCTGAAGGATTTACTAAGCTTACTGGTTCTGACTTTGATATTGATAAACTGTATGTAGCTAGATACTCTTTCAATAAGAATGGAGGTATTATAACTCATGGTGATGCTTTAACTAGAGAAGATGTAGCTAACGCTTATAAGAATGACATTATTAAAATGTATATCAAAATTCTTCTTACTAAAGATAATTCAGCTATGTTAAAAGGTTCTATTGACGATGCTACTGATACAGTTAAAGGGATACTTAAAGATATTGAAGGTACTAGTTCATATCATCCAGAACCATTTGAAGTATATACTCCCAGATACCAAGAAGATAGAAAGGCAGAATATACAGGAGGTAAAGCTGGTATTGGTCCATTTGCATTGAATAATGCTCACCATATCCTTACTTAGTTAGTAGGTATCAGAATGTAGAGCGATGGTTTCACAGGAACTTTAGAGATAGGAGATGTTGGACGAATATATGACTATCCTACAAAAGGTAATCCTAAAGGAGGCCGTATATTAGACTGGTTATCTGCTATGATTAATGCATTCGTAGATATAGCTAAAGACCCTTATATTGTTAAGCTTAATGTTAATGCTTGGACATATAATATGGTGTCATTCTTATTACGTACAGGTAAAGGTGCTCAAACATTCTATTTTATCAGACAACCTATCTTAGTAGAGATGGCTAATGAAGTACTTAAGACTAAAGGTAAATATGGTATTGATAGAACTAAGACTCCCTCTCAACTTGAGAAAGAAGCTATTGAAAAAGTATTAGATAAATACGACCCTACTAAAAAGTTACGTAAAAAGTATGAATACATAAATAGAAAGAACAAAACTAAAGCTTCAGAATATCAAGATTTATTTAGAACCTATATTAACGATGAAGGAGAAGTAACATCAAGAACAAGATAGTTATTAAAGATCAACCCAGAAGATTCTAAAAACTTTAATGAGGAACAAGTAAGAATATACTACGCTTGGTTAGCTCTTAAACCTTATGCAGACGATTTAGCTAATCTTGTTAAATTCTCAAAGATTGATACTAAGAAGACTGGTAAAACTTTTGCTGAGCAAGATATATATTATAAAGGTATGCTGGATATGGAAGAAAATAGTAAATTCGCTGAAGGTGAAGTTACTAGATTTTTCAACGAAACATTCATTCGCACAAAAACAGAAAATAGTATACCTTTAGGTTCATCTATATTCAGAAACTTATTACTACGTAATACTGATCAATTTGCTAATCAAAAACACATAGCTTTATCCTTAGTAGGTAGAGCTACCAACGCCGATTCTAAATTACTTAGTGCAGTAATAAATGGAATGGAAGCTTAGATAAAGAGTCAATTCTTTAATCAATATATTAAGGATAACAATATAGATCTAAATACTATGTTCCAAGGACGTAATTCTATACCTAATAGACTGTATAGATTTAAGTAGGAAGTACTAAAGGGTAATCCTAGATTAAGTCATTTACTAAATAATGATGGTACTATAGCTAATGATTTTGTTAACTACTTAATTCCTAACATTAATAAAAATGGTTTAGACTTTATTGATAGATCAGAATAGTTAAATGCAGATTAGGCGCAAGCAAATAATCTTATCAACTATTGGAGGTAGTTATTAGATGATCCCGAACCTTCAGTTAAGAGATTGTTCAGAGATTTAGCAGTATATTCTTTCTACACATCTGGAGATAATACAGTGATGAATGCGTTCTTCCAATATCTACCTAATAGTGAAAGAATAAGTATGGGTTATACTCAATTCGTTCAAGGTAAATTAGATCAAATGGTTAACAATGCAGATAAATCTTATAATGACATTGAGGATTTATTCTTGAATAATTGGTAGAATGATAAGCTTGTAAGACCTGTAGACATGTATGGCGGTAAATATCAAGCTCCATTAAGATCTGTAAGCCTTAATAAAGATGCAGCTATGCCAAATATTATATTTGGATAGAGAACTGATATGTAGGCTGCTGTTATTAAACCATTAAACTGGGTAACAATAGATAATATAAAATACCCAATATTCCCTCCTTATGTTAAGATAAAAGACAGTTTAGGTTTTGAACCTGCTAATTGGCATGTATATAGATTGATAGGTTATATTGACAAACCAGAAAGAACATGGTAGGGGAAGCTTACTGGCAGAACTCTATACACTCCTATATATGGTCTGATATCTAAAAAGGGTTATAGTTACAAGGGTCATACTATTATAGAATATGGTTTATCGACTCAATTTGAATTCAATAAGGAAAATGAATGGGATTATTTTGAAGCTTTGAATAATCTTGATGCATTATCTGATATGACTGATGAAGTAGAAAGAACTTACTTTGAACAAGATAAAGCGTATATGCATCATATTGGAGAATTACCATCATATTCTGGTATGAACTATGCTATAGCTGAACAGGACAGAATATTTGAGTACGAACAAGATGAAGTCGATGATAGTGTTGAAGGTGTAGTACTTGAAGAAGCAGATGAGAACGATACTGAAAACGCTGTTACTACAGATTTTAATGAAGTATCTCCTAAAATATTCGATTTAATTAATAGGTTAGGTATAAAGAATATCTTAACTGACTAGAGTTAGCTTATTACAGATACCACTGTAGCACAATTTGATTCTGATAACAATAATATATTATTGCGAAATGATTATTAGTCTTATGTTAATAAGATGGGAATGTCTCTGAACGATATACTACTTCACGAATATATACACGTTATCACTTCTTATGTGATGGATAATGCAGACGAAATGTCTACTGACGTTTAGACTGCAGTTAAAACGATAAAAGCTATATATAAGACATTGTTAGAAAAGGAGAAATCTAACTATATGGCGTTTAACGGAAGTATAATGCCGTATAGCAACGATTACTACGGACTTACATCTATATATGAGATGATTGCTGAGTTAGCTAATCCGAAATTCAGAAAGATACTAGATAAACATAAACTGTCAGATCGATTGATAACTAGTCTTCATACACTTGTTAATAATTTTGACGCAACGATTTATAATAAATGGAATAAGGCTAGAACCGCTCAAAGATGGTTTCGTGGTAATACTGATAGAGTGTCAATTAATGAATTTGTAGGCAAGTAGTTAATGGGTCAAATAGACCAACAATTAACCGATAAACCTGACGGAGAGATTGCAGAACTCACTATTAACATCCCGGAACATCTTGCGAGCTAGATATATGACCAACTTGGTGGATAGAGTGCTAAAAATAAACCGTTTACGCTTGCGTTTGATAATGGTGTTATTATGATGGCAAGGTTAACGGGTTTGAAACCTAGTGATAAGAAGTTTAAAGGTTTATATAAAGAACTTGATTCTTATAATATGACTATCGAAACGCATCCAACGTTAATAGCATTACAAGAGTATGAAAAGGCTGGAAAGCAGTATAAACCATTGAGTTTGAATACTTAGCAATAGCTAGTGTTTGTCAATCATTCTGGAGGTGCTATAGGTTCAGATACTATGTGGGGTGAAATAGGAGAAGAATATGGAGTAGTATCTAATCACTATTATCACGGAGCCAAAACTCCTAATGGTAATATAGAGATAACTGAAGAACAGTTTGAAAGAGGCAAATAGCATGTATATAAAGCAAATGAAACACTTCATAGAAGACCTGACAAATATATGAATTTATTAGCTCGCAATTGGATATAGGTTGAAAATTCTGATGCTGTTTTTGCGATAGGTCAACTAAAGAATAATGTAGTTGACGGAGGTACTGGCTGGGCAGTATAGATGGCTATAGATGTTAATAAGCCAGTTTATGTATTTGATCAAGAACGTAATAAGTGGTATACTAATATAGATAAAAATTGGGTTGAAATAGGTACTCCTACACTTACTCCTAATTTTGCTGGTATAGGTACACGTAATATAAATCAAAACGGTATTAAAGCTATTAGAGATGTGTATGAAAATACATTCAGAGAAGATGAAACTAGGATGAGTGCTGTAAATATTTATTACGGTACTAATGAAAATCCTCAGTTAAGCAATTTTGCTATTAGACCGTTTAACTTTAACATAGAACAAGATGATAGAACAACTAGAACAGTTAGATTTAATTCTGTAGAGTAGGGCTTTCATTATATGAAAGCTATAACGGCAGGTAGATATGATATTGCAGAGGATATTCTTAATACAAATGATCCTAAATAGGCTAAATATCTAACGTCTCAGAGAAATTTATCTATGACACAAAATTAGCTTGAATAGTGGAATTCTATATCTAAATCTGTAATGCTAAATCTTATGTTAGACTCTTTTGAACAAAACCCTAGCGCTGCTGATTTATTATTATCTACAGGTAACATTAAGCTAACCCATATGAGAAATGGAATAGAATAGGATAATGGTAGATTTAGCGAAGTTATTACTATGGTTAGAGATATAATTCGTGAGGATATGCCCAATAGTACAAAATCTACTGTAAAGGAACTTACTGGTATAGACTTATTAGCCTTGTATGATCAAGGTAATAAAAGAATATCTGAAGTATTAGATACGTTAGAAGATCTAACAGCTGATGAAAGACAAACCTATCTAAATGAATTTGCATAGTAGATGACAGGAGATAATGTTAATACTCAAGATAAACTTGAGGAAGCATTAAGAAAATTCATTTGTAACTTATAATTCCAGATAATATGTATAAATGTCCAAATAAAAATCTTCCAGAATGGAAGGAACTAGAAAGAGTTGTACCAGAAGTTGCATATACTGTCTGGGATTTGAATAATGGTCATGGTATAGATAAGGCTCCAAATGGGGAGCCTTCTATACTGTTTTAGGATTTATTAGATCATTTTGATGGTAATAGAGAAGCTGCTATAAAAGCTAAAGTAATGATATTTTCTACATCATATAAAACATGGTCAAACGGAAAAGATTTAGACGCTAACAAGGAGCCCATCATCTCAGATGTAATATCTTCCCCTAGTGTAACATATAATCCAGAAGACTTTACTCCAATACCTCAAGAAGATATGAGAGTAATCAATGAAGTAACCAAATTATATGAAAAGATACAGAAAGGTTTAAAGGATAGATTAAACTCTATCAAAAGATATACTGTTAAGAATCCTAAAGTATGGAATCAACTATAGACTACAATATAGCAACTAGCTAATTCCGAAACAGAGGAAGGTATATATCAATTCTTATAGCATATTGATGAATCTATAGATGATAGTATTAAATTCTTAAGTAAACCTATAAAGAATATCAGCGCTAAACAGATTAGACAGTTATCTAATGATTATATTGGCTTCTATAAGCCTCTTATGGATGATATAATGTATCTATTTGATACTACTGATATATTCAAAGATAACCCTGATTATAGTTATATAAAAGAACTGTCTGCTACCTTATCACAACAAATAGACAATGTTAATAATAAGTTTATAAATGTACTTAAATCTAAAGGTTATAGCGCATTACAATAGTATCTTACAGAATTAGGTATGCCACAGAATATGATACAAGATACTATTAACTGGCTAGATGATCCTAAACATGATTCTAGTTTGTTCATGGATTGGTTCGGTATGTCTAGTAATAGTAATAATGCTGTACAATAGATTATAGCCAAATTGCTTAATGATGCTAAAAATGCCACAGATAGAGAAACTATGGAAGTCGGTATTAAATTAGTTAAATTAGTAAATGTAGCCAAAGAAAAATATGGTAATGATGTATAGAAGTTATTATATGAAAAATTAGACGATGGTACATACTCTGGTAATAAGGTAGCTCCACTGAATAATGGTCAATTAAAGCGTGACTAGAAATAGTTCATGGATAAATTAGCTGAAAAATTAGGTATATCTAAAGATAATAATAATATGTATGTATTACCACAAAATGAAGATATACAAAAGAAGTGGTTCGATGAATTAACTAAGTGGTATGCAGACAGAGCGCAAAGGAGATACAAAGCTGAATATTATGTTCTTAGAAATAAGATGTTATCTATAAAGACCAGAGATGCTGAAAGAGAAATCCAAAGTATGATAGATGGCATTGCACAATCTATGACTATTAATGGCATATAGTATGAAAACCTACTTACAGAAGCAGAATACAAATAGCTAGAATCTTTGCGTAAACAAAAAAGATTACTATCTAATATATTTAATATAGATGGTAGTGAAAAGACTGGAATAGATAGAATAATAGCAGATGAACTAACCTCCTTTCACGAAGAAGTGAATAAACATATTAAATATGATATAGACAAAGATAAGTACGAAAAGGATTTAGCTAAAGTAATAGAAAGATATGGAGGTGAAACCGCTGAAGTATAGTTATGGAAACAAAGAAATACTGTAACTAGGTATACTCAAGATTTCTATGACAGAATAGCTAATCTAGAATCTGATTCTGCCAATAAAGATCCCGAAAGTACTTATTAGAAACTACGTCAGAGGAGAAGGCAATTACAAAATTTGTATAAGGATCCCCATACTAATAAGATTGACATTTACTCATTAAGTGATGATGAGAAAAGAAGCTTATTATAGTTAGATCAAGATATAGCAAACGCATATACTGCTACTCAAAAAACAGATGGAGCTGATAAATTTTCAAATTTTGCAGAAATAGTAAATACAGAATAGTACTATCGTGATATGGAGCAGGCTAGAAATGCAGGTACGCAAGCATATAATGAATGGTTTAATAATAATCATTATGAGGACGCAAGAGGGTTTATGCATCCAGCTTCGTATTATACAGAACTTAGACCACTACCTGAATTTGCTTAGTAGTATACAGAAATAGTACCATCTAGTAAATATTCTAAAATACTAGAATCTTCAGAGTGGTACAATCCTGAATTTGATGAAAACGGACCTGCTATTTAGCCCAACAAGAAATATTATGATAATAGCAAGGCTTATAATGAAGTAATGAATAAACCAGAAGTAAAGGAATTATATAATGAAATTACTAACATAATGAATGAGGCTATGAGTTTCATATCATTCCTTGCTAATAGTAATGAAAATATGATGCCGCAAATAGAGGCTAGGTTTATGTAGGTATTGAATCGTAAAGATGGAATATTAAATAAGTTAAAATATGCCGTAGAAGATTTTGCTATAACAAAAGAAGATGATTTAGATTTTGTTAAAGAGTTTTCTACTATGCCTAATGGAGATCCTATTAAAGTAATACCTACTAGATTTATTACTCCTTTAGAAGATACAAATAGTATATCTACGGATGCTGTATCTGCTGTAGTACAGTTCTACAATATGGCTGCTAATTATAAAAATATGTCAGCCAAACAAGATGAAGTAGAATTAATGCTCAATTTACTAAAATAGTTATCTATAAGAACCTCTAAAGAATTAAAAGGACCCGGATCTACTAATGTATATAAATAGTCATAGTTGTTAGTAGATAGATTGATGTATGGTAGAAATAAAACTCCTATTGAGGGTAACATGTTAGGTTATGATATTAACTTTGGTAAAGCTTTAGATATTGTTAGAGGGTTTGTTACTAAAGTAAACCTATCTGGTAACTTATGGTCTATAGGTACCTCTTTCTTTACAGATGCTACTTATACTACTTTAGAAGCTAAGATGGGTAGATATTTTGATTTAGAAGATTTAAATTTTGCTAAATCTGAATTTGCTAGAGAACTGCCTAATATGATGTAGAATATAGGTAATCCTAATCCTAAGGGTAGTTTGCCTTATTTACTTATGCTTAATTAGGG